ATATAAGTTGTATCTGCAGTATCACTTGCATACCTTCCTAAAGAAGCCGAGCCTCTTAGATACCATGTGCCTGCAGGCAATGTTATATAGTTTCCTGTGACACTTGTTCCATTGTAGCCATACCTTACTGTTGTTGCTAATGGATGCCAAAAATATCCTGTAGCTGCTGTGCCTAATCCTGTTGGCGGAGTTGAGTAATCTCGTTTTAAAACATCAGGTGCTCGATTTGCACCGCCTGATATTGAGGACATAAATCCATAAGAACTATTATTGCTTATCTGTCCTGTAATTGTGCTAGATGCGGTGACTGTTGTGACACTTGGATTAGCTGATAGAGCTAAAGTTGGAGTACCAGAAGTGCCACCTCCTGTTAAATTACTACCTGCAGTTACTCCTGTAATATCCCCTTTTGCATTAAGTTGAGTTTGTATAGCAGATGTTACGCCATCTAAATATTGAAACTCTGTGTTGCTAACATTTCCGTTGGCAATTTTTGCAGCATCTATTGCAGCACCTGATTTGATATTGGCATCTTCTACATTAGTTAAGCTATTACCCGTTGCATCTGCATCAAAAGTTTTATTAGTAAATGTTGTGGTACTGTCTGCACTAATAGGAGTGACTCCGCCTATAGTTGCATTAGAAGATAAGCTTACATAATCTAAACAATCTATAACTGCAGCACCAGAACCTGCTCCATCAAGCACAACCATTTTTGTCATACCATTTGGAATAGTGACTGTTGCACCTGAGCCTTGCTTAATTATTATTGATTGATTTCCTGATGTTCCATTTCTTATTAACATCATTTTAGAAATCGTAGTTGGATTTATAGTTAAGGTTCTTGTTGCACTTAATGAAGGAGTAGAAGTGACTAAGATAAACATTCTTCTATATAAGTGCGAAGCTTGATTTACTGTGACAGTTTGGTCAGCATCACTTCCAAAAGTTGCACCTGTGCCATAAGAGAAAGCTTCTCCTATTAGCTCTAAATTTACATTAGTAGTATCACCCCATGTACCACTACCTTCTCCAGTAGCTAGTTCGGTTAATACTAAATCGTTATCATAACTTGGCATAATTTACCTCTTTGATTATGCGACCTCATTCCAATCTGGACTTTGAGAATCATTTACTGTACTCCAAGAAGGAGTTTGTGAATCACTAACTGGTGTAAAGTTTGAACTTTGGTCATCATCAACTCTACTCCAAATTCTTACATTACCTATTGAAACCGAAGCTGCAACACCGCTAACTTCTACAACTGCTTTTGCAATTATTGTTTCACTTCCTATAGCAGATGTTGCTGATACACCTGTAGGTACAATATTGTTTTCTGTAATTAAAGATTCATTACCTAAAGCTGTAGTAGCAGATACACTCCCTATTTGTGCTGCAGTCACATTACAATCAGCAGTTATTGTTTCATCTCCTAGTGCAGATACTTTAGCATCAGAAGAAACTCCTTGAACTGCACCACCAAATACAACTGCGTTTCCTACTGCTGTTGTTCCTGTAATAGTGTCGGTATCAATAGTATTTGCTACGCTTACAACTGCACCTGCAGTATTTTGTAAATTACCAACAGAACTTGTTGCTGATACTCCTGTTATAGGCGGTGTCGTAGTAGCTGTAAATGTAGTAGTTCCTACTGAAGTTGTTGCTTGTAATCCAGAAATATCTTCATGTATTCTTGCACTTGCACTTGCTACAACTGTGCCTACAGACATAACTCCTACATTTGTTGCAACAGCTATTACTACATTAGGACCTGTTGATGTTCCTAAAGATGCAAAAGGTGCTTGTGCAAATGCACTTAATCCAAACATCTAAATTAATTGAACTCCAAAAATATAATAGAGAACAGGTCCATATTTAATGTCGGTCAAAAATAAATAATTTATTAAATAAATAAATCCATTGATAACTACAACTTTAAATCCAATTACTATAGCAATTACATATGCTATGGATTCTAATAAACCTTTTTCTTTATATACTGATTTTATTTTCTTAATCGCTACTTGAGCAATAGGAAAGTTCCATCTTAAATTGATTCTGCTTTGTGCCATATTAAATCCTGTTCATATTCTGGGTGTATGCAATCGCCTCTAAAAATGTCTGGGTGTTTTTTTGACCATTTTAAAAATTCAATAGGAACACCTATATCAAATTCTTCTCTTACTTCTTCTATATCTCTTTCTAATAAAGATAAAGGACTACGACAAATTAAATCTTTTTTATCGGCTGCCTCACCTAACTTACCCGCTTCTTTAAAAGCTTTAAAAGGCATTAATGATTTAGTACGCCAAGCAACTTTAAGTGTCACTATAAAAGCTACATAAGTTGGTGCCCAACTAGGTACAGCTTTACAAGTAACTTTCTGTACTAATGCTTCTCCAAAAATAGAAGTATCATATCTAAATAAAATATGAAACATATCGTGCCACAAAAATAAATGTCTTGAGATGTTAGTTCTTATTTCTGTGCCAAAACTGCCTTTAAGAAAAGATTCTTCATCTTCTTCGACTTCTAGGTATCTTTTTTCGTATAATTCTTCTATTGACCAATTTTTAAATAAGTTTCCTAAATGACCACCAACAGTATTTGGTGGTAAAGATTGTAAGTATTCTACATCTGATAACTTTGAAACTACTTCTTCCTTAACAAAACTTTCTTCATTATAGTCAGTACCCATAAAAATCTTTCTTCTTTCTTTTGGACTTTTAAACCACTTAATTAAAGCTTTAAGATTAGAAGGAAAACCAAATTCCCTATACATACCTTGAAGAACATCTAATCTTTCTTCACCAGAGTCATCTTCTACAAGAATTGCTCCATGGTCTGCTTCAAATACATCTCTGCTGTATTTATATATTTTCTTTAAATTCCATGCCATATTTATTACCTCCTATATACCATGATTCTTGCAGTAGCTTCTGATTCATTTCTAATATTTACCGAAGAACTATTTAATCTTTTAACATCATACTGATTCATTTGTGTACCATCTATAGAACAATTCTGGGAAAAAAATAAATACATTAAATTATCAGATTTATTAATCGTTTTAGTTTCGCCAACTCCTATATCTAGAATACTGCCATAATATCCTTCAACTATAGGTTGAAAACAAATTAATCTGGTATTGTCTTGGGTTGCTTTTACTTCTGCATATTTAGCATACAATCCCCAAGAAAAACCTTTCTCTTGTAAAGTTTCGTAATTATTACCAAAAGCATAAGTAGCTTTATAACTTTTGTTAGCCATAGCTTCTTCAACACTTGTTTCTGTAAAAGAGCCATTTTTTAAATAATCATTTTCAGTCAATTCGTTTAGTCTTTGTATATCAGACTCAGTAATGTCATCATCTTCCCAACTTAAAGAAACTTCTATACTGCCTCCTAAAAGAGAAAATGCACTTGGAGTTTTAAGTATGTTTGAACTTTCAGTATCAAAAGTTTGTTTTCCTATTTCATTTATTTCTGATTTTTCTGTTCTAGAAACTACATCTCCCTGTTTGCCTTCAACTACTACTATTTGAAATTCACCATCAATTACTTTAAGAGTTTCTGGCACTAATACAAAATCATATCGGACTGTCATTATATTTCCTCACTTGTTTTTCTTTCTGCGTGTTTATATATATCGTAAACAGTTTCTTCTATTTCAAAATTTATATGTTGAAAAAAATGTTGTTGAATCTGTAATTCTGTCATTCCATCGAACATAGACTTTTCATATCGAATAGCAACACCTTTATAATCACAGCGAAAAACAACAGTACCATCAGTTATAGTTTCTTCGTAATAAGTAATATCTTCTGCTTTTTCAACCACTATCGTTGTACAGTTAAGGTCCATGTTCCAGACATTGAGACTGATGGACTTATATTAGTGTTATATATATATCTTGTACAAGCACCAATATTTGGAAAAGTATCATGAGAAATATTACTCTTACCTGTATTACTACCATTACTTGAATGAGAATCTGAGCCATACCATCTAGTAGCAGCAACTCCACCTTTAGCAGGAGAGTCTATCCAACGAAAAGGAACATTACTCCAATTACTCCCAGAGCCATTAGTACCATAATGACCTGAAATCCAAATTTGTACAGATGTACTCCAAGGTCCAGAAGGGTTTCCACTACTTTGATAAACTTGGAATCCATAAGAAACTAAATTGCTTGATGTTGCAGAACCATTAGTTCCTCTAAAATGATTCATTTGTATAGCACCAGAAGAAGGTATTTGTCCTGCATTTCCTACTTGGTCTATACCTGATGTAGTTGTCCATGTTGCAGAACCTGAGCCTAATGTTGTACCTACTAGTATAGTGGAATACTGTATATTAGTATTTCTAAAACCAGATGCTCTGTAATATGTGGTGAAAGCAGCATAACCTTTTCCACCCGGAGTATAAATACTAGTAGTAAGAGTACCTACAGTAGGACTAACACTACTAGAGGTACTATTAGAAGCTAGACTGCCAGAATAATACTCGTTCAAACTAATAGGACTACTACCACCCCATTCGCTTTGTATTGTACCCATAGTTATTTGACCACTTGCAGGGATTGCCATTATTTATCCTCTAGTTCTTTTACTTTAGCTGTAAGAGTTTCTATTTGTTCTTGTTGTTCTTTAATAGCTTCTACTAATAAACCTACTGTATTGCCATAACGAATAGCTAAGTGTTCTTCTGATTCTTCGTCTTCTCTTTCGTCTGCTATAGTTTCGGAGGTATATACTGCCTCTGGTAATACTTTTTCTAAATCTTGTGCTATAAGTCCTGTACTTTTTTCTCCATCTTTTTTGTAAGTAAAAGTGACACCTTTTAAATCTTTTATTTTTTCAATAGGGTTTTCTATAACTTTAATATTTTCTTTTAGTCTTTCATCTGAAACACTTCCATACGCTGTCACATTTCCTGTGAATGTTGCATTGCCACCAGAGTCTAATGCAAATCTCTGTGTACTATTAGTTCTTATATTAAAACTATTAGTATTATGGTCGTACCAAAGTTCTCCTGCATTAGTATCTGAAGTATCTCCAAAGGCAATAACACCATATCTTCTAGATTGAGATTGAAGTGAAAGACCTACACCATCATCAGCAGAAGCTCCTGCATTAAGAACTAAATCCTCTGCAAAAGTATATCCTTCTGTGTCTGGAGCAGCTGTACCAATACCAACCTTTCCACCAAGAAAATAAGAATCACCATTGCTATCAAGTCTTATATATTCGCTTTGCGAAGAATTATGAATACTTAATCTGCCATGACCTGAAATTTCTGTGACTGAAAACAAGTTGTTCTGCGTTGAATCATTACTTCCGCTTTTAAGAACTCGTAATGCTGTAGATGTAGCACCTGTGGAGAGGACCTCACAAGGCACTATAGGACTTATACCAGCACCAATTTTTGTTGCTTTTATATCTCCACTTACATCTAGTTTTTCTGCTGGACTAGAATTACCGATTCCAACATTACCAGAAGCATCTGCAAATAAAGATTTACTTGCAGGTAAAGTACAAAATACATCTTTAGTTCCTGCAGAAAAATTTACTGCGGAGTCAGAGTTAGAACTACTAATAACTGTAGTTCTCGCTAAAGTATCTGGAGTTGCATCGGTGACTGTTCCTAATCCAACTTCAAACTCATCTGCAGTTTGATGAACGATAGCATAATAACAAGTATTGGAATTACCTATACCTGCTACAAAGGATTCAAAACCTGTCTCAGCACCTGCTAAATTTACTGTGCCTGTGCCTGTTGTGGTTGTTGTTTCCTTAACTCTATCGTTAAGAACTAATGCCATTAAGCTATTCTAATAATTGCGTTTGAAGCGTCTGCTGTTGGAAATTGAATTGTGAAGTCTCCATTAGTAGAAGTCTTATCTCCACCAAAAGCTAATACTGCAACTGCAGGGTCGCCTGATGCACTATCATTAAATATCAATGCACCATTAGCAGTAATAGTTGAACTACTAAAAGTTAAATCTGCAAAGTCAGTAAATGCAGTAGTACCAGATGTAGTTGGGTCTACCCTAGTTAAAGCTCCACCCTTAGCAGTATAGCCTGAACCAGATACTTCATTACTTGTAGTGTATGCAGTAGTAGCTGCATCTAAAGAAGCACTACTTGTATATAGAGCTAAGTTAAATGTACTACCGCCTGAGTTTTTAAAATTATGTACACCTTCTAAAAGTTCTTTTTTAAATGATGTACACATCGCTTGAGATATTGCCATTACAGCCTCCTTATAATATCAGCCATATCTTTATGACCTTGTTTTTCTAACAGACCTGCTACTGTGCTTCTATCAGAAGCTATAGCCTGTCTCATGTATATTAAAATAACTTGAGCAATACTATTTCTAAAAGCATCAGCTTGTGCTTTAACCATTGGGTCTGCACTATCACTAATAGAAATTAATCTTTCAAGTATTCTTTCAGTCCAATATTCAGGACTTAATCCTTTGTTTTCTGTAGCTACAACATTCACGCTGCCTACTTCTGGTTTTGAATCTACGCTTATCATTATGTTCTTTCCCTCGTAAATGTACCATTGCTATATGTATCAATAGTATTGTCTGCTTCACCAAGATTTTGTAATCTTGATATAGCTTGAAAATATCTTTTTTCGTATTCAGCTTGCATCTCTCGATTACCCTTCATATAGACATAAGCTTCTATTAGACAGCCATATAACAAAGCATTTGAAGCATTTGTTGATAACCATGTAGTGCCACTTCCTCCGCCTGCTGTTATTGAGGTAGGGCGGTAAAAGTAGTGTAATTCAACTGAATAATTCTGGTCAGGAACAGGACCAACAATAAAGGAATTATCATCGTATAGTGCATAATTTTTTGGAATACCTTGTGTTGTTGTATTTGGATATGCCTCTCTAATAAAGTTTACATCTCTAAAATACAAGAAGTCCATACTATTATTAGAGATTACAGCTAAAGAAAAGTTATCTAAAAAGTCAGATGGTGTAGATAAAAACTGATTACCTGAAGTAAAAACACCTGAAACATTTTTTCTAAACACAGGTAGTTTTACAGACTTGAGTATTCTCTCTTCTGCTTGTTTAATTATTTGAGGCAAATCTCCTACAAAAGTAGTTTCAGAGTTTTCTAAATAACTTTGTATTAAATTTTGTAATTCAGTATATGTCATATTTTTATGGTGTATTAGCCTGACCACCCATGCCTGAATGATTAGAACAATAGTAATAAAGTGTTGGTGCTCCTATAGCAACTGTAATTCTTGTATAAGCTCCTGAGTTTCCGGGAGTTCCATTAGTAGTGACTCCTGTTGTATATTCTGTACCGCCTCCATGCGTACCATTAGAAGTAGTAGAAAATCTTAATGGATGATTAGAATTGCTAGCATCAGATTGGTCGAATGTATATGTTTGTCCTTCTGTTAAATTCAATGTCGGATAAACAACTCCATCTATATAGAATCTATTTCCACCGCCATAAGATGCTACTGTGACTGCAAAAGTATTTCCTGCTACTACATTTACAGTACCTGCGATACCTGCTGATGTTGTACCTGAAACTGAGGTAATAGAAGAATTAGTCACAATGTTAGGAGTACCTAATAAAGCATTACCTACATTAGTAGATATTGAAACTGTAGAACTAACAGTTCCTGCTCCAGCACCGCCACCTTCTGAAACAGTATTAGTTATTTTTACTTTACCAACTTGTGCTTTTAAAACTATTCCTGTGCTATTAACAGGATTAAATCCATAATATGATGCAAAATCTTTTCTGTTTGTATCTGGTCTTGGATTAAACAATCCTATTGAATCTGAAGTATTTACCTCTCCTAATCTAAGTTGAGGATGGTCAGGGTCTAAACAAGATATGCAAACTCTACTACCAGTTCTTTTTTGGTCTTGAACTTCATACTTTAATTCAGAAAGCTTATAGGAAAATCCACATCTATCGCAGATACCTAAAGCTTTTTTGCCTGCTGCGTATGCCATAATTAATAGCTATTCATATTCGGAACAAATTTAACTGAAGCTCTTTCTCTATCAGCTTCAGAAACTTCTTTCCATAATTCATCATATCTTGCTTTAATCATAGGAACTCTAGCTTGAGATTGTTCATTCTTACAAGCAATATTAAATGCCAAAGCATAAGTTAAGCATGGTAAATATCTTGCTGGTACATCTGTTGTAAAGCTAGCATTAGTTCCTGCATCTTCAATTTTCTTTATGTAGTCATATATTAAAGTATATGTTTGTGCAGAGTCAGGTGTTGCCCATACTCCAATCTTCAAAGTTAAACCTTTATCTACATAGTATTGTGTAGGTTTTGACTGCAAAAGTTTTTTAGCTTGATGATTATATTCAGTTCTGCTTATTCTTGTGAGCCTTTGGTCAAACTGCTCATCTTGGTCTCCAGCATCAGTTCTTAAAACAACATCAACTATTTCTAATGCTGCAGCATCTGCATCATATAAATTAGCACCAGCAGTAAGAGTCATACTGCCTTGCTCTACTTTCCAAAGATTCAATCCTTTGTTTTGCCATTCAAGAAATATTAAATCCAAAGCTCTCTTTGCTGTATTGTAATCTCCACCCGACCTTAAATCTAAACCACAGAGGTCAAATGCTTCCTCCATGATTTCAGTTATGTCTAAGTTAAATGTGTTAGTTCCGCTAGTCGCCATATCTAATTCTTATTACTGTTATTTCTCCTCGCTTTTCTTGGGTTATGATTTTTTGTTTTTTTTTACCAGACTTTTCAATCTGCTGTTGCATATTAGTTCTAGCTATTGTCATCTGTACCTCGCTGTTTTCTTTGCAATGTTCTTTGGTTGTTTTACAAACTGTTTACCTTTCTTAGTTCCTTTTCTTTTGGCTCTAGTTGTAGCTGCATATTCTGCAGAAGATAAAGCTTTAATAGCTTTTTCAGGTAAATAGCGTTCACCAGTTTTAGCTGATGGCTTTCCTGATTTGGTTCTCCACTTTTGCTTAGTCCAGTTTTTTAAAGACCTTTGTGATTTTTTTAAGGGCATATTTGTTTATCTCCATGCAGGACCTTCTATCCAAGTCACAAGACTTTTTCTTATACCCTTGGTCACAGGTTGCACACTATGATTTAAAAAAGAAGGGAATACTAAAACAGTTCCTTTTTTTCTTAGTTCTTCTTTGTCAGGAAAATTTTGTATTTCATCTCTTAATACAAAATCACCACCTTCATATTCATTTGAGTCTGAAAGTTGTATAGTCATACTTAGTTTCCTATCTGATACTTCTCCACTTCCAAGATAAGAATCCATATGTGTATGATAAAAACCTTTAGTATTTCCATGATACTCAGTATATTGAATGTTAAATATTTTTGTTAAATCTACACCAAACAACATTCTATTAGCATCTTGAAATAAAGTAGTACAAAGATTAGTTAATTTTTTTGTTTCGTCAGTATCTGGTTGTATCCAACGAACTTTACAGTTTCTAATAGTGTTGTCTTTTGTACCTTCAATATTTGTACCAGCAGCACCTACTTTTCCTTCTTCTTCTGGAAAAAGTTTTGCCATTTCACATATATCGTTAATTACAACATCAGGTAATGTTTCTGGTAAAACAGCAAACAAAGATTTCATATAGTTTATGCTTTGTGTTTTTTTTGTATATCAAACTTAGCTACTAAAGTTGCACCTTTGTGAGCTTTAAACTTGCCTTCGTGTTTCATTAAGTTATATCCCCCGCCTTCTTTCTTCATCCAATGAAATCCATCAGGAGCTTTTACTCCTTTAGAAGATGCAGTTTTTCCGCCTGACTTCATAAATCCCATATTGTTTCTTACATCTGAAGGAAGCTTAGATAATCCTTTATTCCCTTCAGGAACTGGTTTAAGTTGCTTTTTCATTTATATCCACCGCCTTTTTCTTTATAGCGTTTCGCCAGCATCTGAGCTTTTCTCGCTGACCATTGACCCGGCTTACCACCCTTGCTGCCAGCTTTAATTTGATTGAATAGTCTTTTACGCATGGTAGGTTTTGTGTAATTACCTGCCTCATTAACTCTTGATTTAGATTTCTTTTGTCTACTCACCACTTGACCTTATCTGCCCAGTAAGCTGCTGACATCTTACCTTTTTTGATATTCTTTGCATGACGAGCTTTGAAGGATTTTCGTTTTGCTTTCATTCTTGCAGACTCTCCAGCTTTTGGTTTACCTGCAGTCTTTGCACCTTTCTGTCCAAACCTAATGGTTTTTACTTTGCTACCTTCTTTAGCAACAACAATATGAGACTTCTTGGGATGATTAGGAGTACGCTTTGGTTTGTTATAACCTGATACTCCTGCTCTTTTTAAACGAGAGTCCTTCTTAGCTCCTGACATTATTTGCCTGTTTTACCACCACGAAACATTGCAGACATAGGTGCTTTCTTTTTCATAACACCTCCGCCCATGTATGTTTGATGTTTGTTTTTTTTAAGACTCGGAGTGCTACCGCCATGTCCATAGCTGCCCTTCTTGTCTTTCTTCATCATAGTACCCGGCATAATTACCTCACTTCTTTTTTGTAGCAGCTTTCTTTTTAGCTGCGGGTTTTTTCTTAGTTGCTTTTTTCTTTGGTGTTTTGCCACCAACATAAGCTTCGTTTACATCAGGTGTTGAAGGGTCATCAGCCACATAGTGACCTTTAGCTGTTCTAGCTCTGACACCATTTAGTTCATCTGCTTTTCTTTGAGCATCTTCTAAATCAGGGTCAGGTCCAAATACAACTTCATAGATACCTTCTTCATTTGCTTGTAAAACAAAGTATTGTTGTGGAAAACCACTTGTAGAAATAATTGCTTTCTTAGTTGCCATAATAACTCCTTAAGAATATATTTTTGTCATTTCAAGAGTTATAGAGTAGGTATCCCCACTACTAGCACCCTTGGTTGTAAAGAGAATGTCACCATTCTTTCCACTACCTGCATTATTCGGTATTCCGCCAAAGTCTTTAAAATCCATATGTCCATTACTACTTTCAGCTAGTTCTGCTATTAATACATTAGAAGTAGCATTAAAAAATAATTGAACAGACATACCAACGATGGCATGACTTATTCTGAGTATTCTTACCTCAGAACAAGAGCGACCTGCATTGTCTGTACCTAAAGCAGAAACATCTACTTTAGCAACTGCAGATTCACCTGTGCCATCGCTGACATTGGTAAACTTCATAATACAGTTTCTTTCGCCATCTACTATAGTCTGGCTTGTGACTGCATCTGCCATAATTTACCTTTAACTTAAGTTGTTGTTTTGGATATATAAGACTGTTGCTGTAGCTGCACCTGTTGTGCCATCTCCATTCGCTCCAGAAAAGTCTGCTAAGACTTGGATGTCAGTAGAACCTACATCGGTAGCTTCAGTATCTAAAGTGCCTCTAGTAGTTGCTAAGGCTTTTACATTTTGTGCATCAATAAAAGCATTTGCATCTCCAGATGTACCAATAGAAACAGTAGCTGCACCACCATCATTGCTGACAGTAGTCACATTTAATATGACATCTATGATTTGTGAATTAGCTGGAATAGTAGCTACTACTTGGTCAGCAGCAGAAGCACCAATAATATCTAAGACTGCAGATTGTGCCATGACGACAGAACCTACATTAGATATATCAGTACCTACAGTAGTTCCAGTTGTGTCTTTGATTGAACCAGCTTTTACTGGTCCTGAGAATGTTGTTGTTCCCATTATTCCCTCCTTAAAGGAAAAACTCTATCATCTTGGGTTGTCTGCTAGGTCAGTTGATAGAGAAGTTAATTAAATCCTAGATACAGAAAAAGGGGAGACCGAAGTCTCCCCTAAATTCTATTAGCTCGCTCCCGGACTTGCGTAGATGCCTAGAGGGTCTGATACACCAAAGGAGTATCTTTCTCTAGCTTTATATCTAACATTTCCAGTTTCGAAGTCACCATCCATGCTGGTTGTCATTGGACTTCTAACGAAGTGCTTCATTCCATCAGGAATATCTGTAGTAATGAAGAAAGCGTTAGTGTCAGTCAGATAATGGTTTACAACAAAACCTTCAGGAATTACACCATTAGTTTTGATTGCGTTAATATCATTATCTGCAGTACCAACTCTGTAGTCACTTTGAAGTAGTCTAGTTGCTACGAATTGAAGCTCAGAAGGTATGATTAACTTTCTTGCTCTAGCAGCAATCTTAAGACCTCTTTCATCTGTGTACTTACCAATTTGAATAATCGCATCTTCTAGAGAAGCTTCGTTCAAATCTGCACCAGTTGTTGGTCTGTTTGAGTTTGTACCACCATTAACAAGTGGGTGTGATGTGTTGAATAAACTTACACCATCACCACTTTGGAAAGAACTGAAACCATTGTTAAGTGGTAATGCAGCTTTCACTTGTTTTGTGTACGCCATAGCACGAGCCAAAGCTTTGGTATATCTGGCAGATAGTTGCACATAGAGGTTATCCTCCATTGCTTCTTCTGTCACAGCAAATCCCATTGCTATAGTTTCGTGTGTATATCTAGCGACAAAAGACTCTTGTGCAGTATCATAAGTGATAGCCGAACCTTCGTCTTTTACTGGAGCAGCACCAAATCCCGACAGCTTTAACTCTTCTTCGAAACTTCTTTCAGAGTTTTCAGTTGTATAGATTTCCTCATGCTCATTGTCATGAGTTGCGTACTCTTCGCCAAAAAGGGCATTTAATCCCGGTAGGAGTTGCTTTAACTCATTTGCTCTTGAAATAGCAGCCATAATTTATTCTCCTTAACCGATACCAGTTGCGTTTAACAACTGATGTCCTACATTAAACATTACAAGTACATCAGTTTTTGCATCACCAATAGCACTATCAGGACCTTCGACAAAGTCGATAATCTTTAAAGGTAGTGTATTGGTAGTAGCTGCTGTACTCCCATCGATTGCATTTTTGCTTGTGCCGATAGCTGTTGAGCCACCAGTTTGAACAACTGCGACATTCTTGCCCAAGTCATCTTGAGTAAGAGCTTCGTCAGATTGCATCTGCATTACTAAGAATGGGTCAGAAGCAACATATGCCATAATATCATCCGCAGCAGTTGATGCTGGGTAATATTGATTAAAAGTCGTTTGACCAGTTGAAGGGTCAGTATAGGAACAACCTAAGAATACTCCAATAGGAGTCATGGCAGTTGTGCCAGTATCCTTTTGAATTGTAGTGTTTGGGTTGTTATCTGCCCACTTAACAAAGTCACCATAAAAAATATCTGTGCCATAAGCATTGTTAATTTTATAGTGAGTAATCTTTGCGTTGTAAGCAGCCGATACTAAAGAGCCTACTGGTCTTGCACCCATAGGTGAAGCTGTTGAAGCCATAGTATTTTACTCCTCTGCAATACTGCAGAAAAAAAATTATTAAATTAGACTCTAAGAGTCTTTACCAAAAGTCGTTTTTGATTTGCGTTCATATACTTCTTTAGTAGCCATCCTACTATCTTGGTCTTTAAAAAAGGTATTATCAACTGCTTCTATTTGTTGCTGTGCAATATTTTCAAAGTGCTTGTTCCTTTCGTCTACAACTTCCTTTGGTATCTTGCATAACAATAAACCAGCGATTTCAATATTACCTTTAGTTGCCCATTCAGATTGATGGTCCATCATATGTACCTGAAGCTCAGGGTGGTCCTCCAAACGACAAGGTTGCCATCCTTCACGAAACCTTCTTGATACATTAGGATTATCACTATTCCCTAAAAGAGAAGTTCTAATCCATCTGAAAACCCAGCCATCTTGTGGCTCAGGGTCAGGTAGGTTGCTTTCATTTTCCCAGTTCATTTTTCTCTGGGTAGCCTCTCGACTATCTAATCCCCTAGGGGAACGCTCTTGATTTGGAGATTCAATAATCTCTTCAGTTTTATTTTCGTCAGACATTATGTTGCCTCCTTTAATAATTGATTTGCATATTGCTCAGGACTAATTCCAAGTTGGCGAGCTAGCCTAACTTGTGTCTGAGTCAATCGTACTTGCGAGGGTTTTTTATTACTGCTTTCTCTCGATGCAGTTGCGACAACTGTTGAAGGTTGTCTTTTTGTTGGCTCTTCTGGTGCTTCCACACTTTCAGTAGCAACTCCAAAAAAATTTGGAAACTGTTTTCTCATAGCTATATCTACTTCTTCATAGTATTTATCAGCTTGAGCAATGGGGTCTATTCCTTTGGCTTTTATGTTTTGGTCTGCATACATTGCAAAGCTAGTCATCTCTTTATGAACTGGCTCGCTTCCCATAAACCAAGGGTTCTTAGCTGCCCACTTTTGTAATTCAGGGTCTACCTGTTGTGGCTGAGGAGTTTCTTCAGCTTCAGGTATTACTAATTCTTTTTCAATCTCTTGTTGAACATTGGTTGCCATGTTAGTGGCTGTCTGTTCTGCTAGCACAGCTTTTGATAAAAGCTCTTGAGCCTCTGCCATTTTATCTGCATCGCCAGCTTCGTAAGCAGCCTTGTACATTGCTTGTGCATTTTGTTTTGCCCACAAAGCATTGTTAGCTGCTTGTTTATTTAAGACTTCTCCACCTTGTTCTACAAAAGCTTGTAGCTTTTGGTTTTCATTCATTAAGGTTTGTAGTCTTGCTACAGCTTCTTGTGACTCTCTTTGTGCAGCTTCTTTAGCTCTACGCTCTTCATGAAAGTCATACTTAAGCTTGTTAATTCTATCGCCTGCTCTTTTAGAATAATCAGTTATCTCTGCATCAAGTGTTTCATCTGTGACTTCTGTTTCTGCAGTTTCGTCTTTAGGCGGTCTCCTATCTTCTTCAGGTGTATCGTCTACAACCTCTACTTCTAAACCTTCTACCAAAGAGTTATCTACTTCAGTAGTTTTGCCAAAGAATTTATCTTCTTCTGAAGTTATTGGCGTATCAGGTATATTAGGTTCTTCATGTATTATTTCTGTTTCGCTCATGCTCTTACCACTCCTGTTGGGTCATCAACGACTGCTTCCACAGTATCGTCATTTATTAAACGAAACTCTTGTCCATACATTACTATCCTAGTTCCAGAGTAAGCTCTAAAGATTACCCAGTCACCTTTCTTACACCAAGGCTCTGAAAATCTTTTTGTATCCTTATACGCATCTGGTCCTAGCTTCATAACATAACCACAGATATTAGATACTTCTTCATCTCTTATTGTGGTAGACGCTTTGATAATACCACCATCAGTTTTTTCATCTGCTTGTGGCATAGCAACTAAAATCTTCCAGCCTTTAGGTTCAGGTAATTGTTTCCTTTTATCTTCTTCTACAGGTGGTGTGATTTCTTTCTTAATTGCTTCTGTCATATTGCTTGCACGACTTTAGGAGTCGAGTTCCTATTCACGAGTATGTCTGTCTATCCAGTCAGCCAACTCCCTTTCTGCAAGGGCAATGCCCTCGATTATTCCAGAGAACCTTTTGTATTCAGCAAAGTCTTTCAAGTTTCCTGCACTCAAATGGTCTCTATGTTCGGTTTTAATTTCGCCAAGTCTGTCTTTCAGAAACTCTGAAAGTGATTGCTCTTTGAAATCAATCGCCATTATCTTTAGCACTTTGAACCAAGTCTTTGGCTATGTCAAGTCCTAATTTGTAATCCTCTCGCTTTTTGCTATCTTCACGCTCTTCAATCTCTAGCAAATCTCTAGCAATATCCTGACCTATTTTAACGCCAGCAATTTGCTCTTGAGATGCTATCCTTTCTCTTTCTATCTCATCTCTGTTTTCTGCTTTCTCTGCATCAAGTTGTATCTTCGCAGTATCGACAGCAATCTTTCTTTGTACATCAGCTTCCTTAACTGCAATCTCTCTATCTTTCATTTGCAGTAGTGGGTCTTGTTGTTGTTCTTGTATTCTAGCTTGTTGCTGTTTAGCTTGAGATGTAATTGCAACTCTTTGTGCAGCTTCAGCTACAAGGTCAGATATTCTCTTCTCAACTTCAGGAGGTAAAGGTTCTCCTTCAGGTGGAAGTGGTATACCCATTTCTTCTTCTACTTGTTTTCTAAACATCATAGTTAAATGCTCATTCACATATGCACTTGCATTAGCAAGGATGGCATTTTGATTTGGACTTTGCTCAAGTTGTTCCAGTATGTCTGCATTTTGTTGTGCAGCCACAACTGTTTCAATATGAGCTTCATGGTCTTGAAAGCTAAATGCTTTCACAGGTTTACCATTAATTAAATTCTGTACTGCAGTCACAGGGTCTACAGGTTTAACATCATCTGTATCAGGAATAATATCTTCTACATTCCTTATACCAAGTGTTTCGAGCATTTGTCTATGTAGCTCAGGCATATTGTAAATCTGTGGTGCAGATGTAGCCAACTGCATTGCAGCTTGATACTGCATAATTCTTTGTGCCATTGTTGAAGCATTAGGGTCAGATACTGGTAGCACATCTACTCTGTTATCAAAATCTTCTACCTTAATAAATTCATCATCATCCATTTCATATGGATATGCAGGCTGAGTAAAGTCTCTAACAATGCCCACAAGGATTTCAAATTCTTTTCTCATAGAAGCATGAAGTCTTGCTTGTACTGCTGACATAACTTTCATGTTTCTTTCTAACAAAGCTAGAGTAGTTCCTACTGGTGCTTGGTTGTTCATGTCAGATACTTTCATATCATTCATGCTAGCAAAACGCCTACCTTCTTCCACAATGTTTTGTAATAGTTGATACAAAGTTCCTGATGGTTCTTTGTATGGTAAGAAGGTTATGTTATCTCTAATAGCACCACCGGGAACATCAACATCTCTAAACTCTCCGGGCATTATAGGAGTATCATCGCCTTTTATTCTAAGACCTCTAGCCTTTAAACCACCCGGCAAGTTAGATAATGTTCCAGCATCTACAAGCTGTCTTAAAATTGATGTTGCTGATTTAGCTAAACCACCAACCATATGTATCAGACCAAAGCCATAGAAACCAAGACCCGGCAAATATTGATAGTGAACAAAGTGCATACGCCTGAGTTTCTTTGGGTCATCCTGAAAATAATTTCTTCTGATACTTAATACTTGCCCGCTAGGATAATCAATAGATACAACATAAGGCAAAGCTATCCCAGTTTGTTTGCCATCAGCCATATCTTCATAACCTTCTAAATCAAGGTCTACCTGCATTTCTAAAACAGTATGCCTATCATCGTAGTTATAAGTTCTGCTTTCGCCAGTCATCTCGTCATACTTCTTACGAATATCAGACTGATTATTTGCTGGCTCAGGTATATCTATGTCTCTGTAGAATCCAGCTACTTGCATCTTACGAACTTCGTTAGATGATTTGTGCATTACATGAGTTGCACGCTGACAAGTTTCTAAATCGCTTGCACCATAATTAACTACAACATCTTCTGCTGGTACAAAGATAGAAGCAGGTCTTTCTAAGTTAGGGTCATAATAAACTTTTCTAAATGCAGAACCTGCCAAAGGTAAAGAGAATAACATCTTCTCTGTTTCGGTTCGGTACTCTGACATCTCATGTGTCAAAAGATAATTTAGATAATCTTGCACTCGACCAGCTTGCTTTGTCTTTTCATCAGTAAGCTTACCAACAATCTTTGTTCTTACTGGTCCTTGTGCTGGAAACATCTCTGCAATAGATTGCGATTGAAACCTAATAACTGCTTCACTCAACATCGGATGGAATACACCACAAGCTCCTGCCCAAGGCGTAGTTCTTTCTTCAATCTTCAAACCTAGTTGGTCTAAACCTTTGACATAACTTTCTTCCCATTCGGAACGAGAGTCTTTGTCTGCTTGATACTGACTAATTAAATCACCACCTAATTCATTCAGGGTTGATTCATCCATATAGTCAGCAAGGTTTGAATCAAAGTCCTCAGCCATTATGTTTTGTTTGTCAGGCTCAAAATCTATAATCATCCCTCCATCATCGGTAGCTATTGCTACCGAATCAGGATTATCTATGGAGATTGATAATTCTTCTTGCTCTGGCATTTCGTCTGTACCAGCTATGGGAGTTGCTGGGTTATCTCTTTCTATTGCCACTTAGTACCTCAGTAATAGTCTGCGACTTTATTATGTTCTAATGGTTCTTCTTCCTCGTCACTATCCAAAGGAATAAAGCCACCTTGTCTAAATCTTAACAGAGCTTGCGTGCTGCTATCAACTAAATCATCATGTTCCATATTAGGAAATCCTGCAAACTCTTCGACAACTTCTTCTGCCCAACGAGTCTCAGGACACCATACTACTCCTGATGAAAATAAATCTGATACAGCATTTACTCTCGAAATCTTATCATTACCTCTGCTTGGCGTGTATTCTTGTACTGGTATTCCTATAGCACGCAGTTCAAATATCAAAGGCATCCCTGCTGCTTTTGCCTCAACAATGAAAGCATCGGGTTTGAATTCTTTATACTTATCCATAGCTTTTACTTTTAGCTCTGGAAACTCCAGCCTATCTTTATAGGCATCTAGCAATATTACATTGGGTGCTAGCATCCCTTCATCGTTTTCTTTATAGAACACTCCCCATGTAGTACAAGCAGAAAAGTCAGCACGCTGGTTCTTCATAAAGGCAGTATCCCAAGATTGTATTATAAACTCACAGTCTGGTGGATTTCTGCCTTCCCATGTTTTCCACCATTCCCTTTTAACCAAAGCACTTTCTTCTGCTGTAGGGTCTTGTTGATACTGTGCTTGCCATTTGCTATTAGGCAGTTCTGCTCTCAAAGCTTCTAATTCTGTGAGCGACCAAAACTCTTCCCACAATGGATTACCTGAAGGCATGATGGCTGGGAGTTCTATTACTTCCCATTGGTCTGCACCACCTCGCTTTATGCTAGCATCTATAACCTGACCAGTAAGGTCTCGCTGATGCCATCTTGTCATTACCACAACGATAGCGCCATTCGGTTGCAAACGCTGTCTTGGTCCTGATGTATACCACTCGTAAGTTCTATTAAATACATTGACATCGCCACTCGCACCCTCTTGTTCTGAATGAGGGTCATCGATTATCAATAGGTCTGCACCTTTACCAGTCACCGCACCGCCTACACCAATCGCAAAGTATTCGCCACCTTTGTTAGTATTCCAACGACCAGCAGCTTTACTATCTGCTTGCAAACTGACATCAGGGAATATCCTTTTGTAGTCTTTGCTGTTCACAAGGTTTCTAACCTTCCTACCAAAGCCAACCGCTAATTCTGCAGTATGGGCAGTCTGGATTATCTTCTTGTCAGGAGAACGCCCTAAGAACCACGCAGGGAGCAAATAAGAGGCGAACTCACTCTTGGTATGTCTAGGAGGCATATTAATAATTAAACGCTTTATATCGCCTCTAGCGACCTTCTCGAAAGCCTCAGCCATTATCTCGTGATGTTTACCATGAATAAACGCTGACCACATCTCTTGTACGAAGTTAAGATAGTTATCGTGGGATAACTCTCTCTGCTTCGCATCCTCGTATTCTTCAAGCAAATCCAATAGCTCTGCTTTCTGAGAATTACTAAGACTCCTTATCTGATTTAAAACATTTTGATTCATAGTAGGTACATACTAGATTAGTAGATACTAATTAAAAAATTCTTTAGTGGGTATATAACTGAGTGGGTATATACTAAGTAGTAGGTATATCTACTGCTAGACTTTACCATATTATAGGGTCTTAACATCAAATGCAACATATAAATCAAAAAATATACTATGGGGGGTGTAGGATTCCTACCCTGTTTCCACATTCGATTATATATATGGATTAAAAAACGCTATCATTTTGCAATACAATAGGGGGGGGTACATGAAAATGCAACATCAAATGTGTGAATCACTATGTATGTATGTTATGCAAGTACCTTGCTAGCGTATGGGGGGTGGGGGTCTTTTGATTTCCTGACTTTCTAAAATAAAAGGGTGGGTCTTTTTATTTGGGTCTTACTATTCGCTCTCGGTGGTCTCCTCTAATAGAGCGATTATCTTCTCCTCTATATCCGATGCAATCTCTTCGCTATCTCTCGTCTCTTTTACTTCGACTGTGTCTGTGAATAATCCGATGGTCTTTCCTAGAAGTTCCAATGCCCTGACTCTGCTTGCATCACTATCCGCTTCCTTGCTCTCATTCATTAGCCTCTCAAGAACATACTCTCTCGTTCTGACTGAGGATGCTACTGAGGACTGCTCTACCTTCTGAATTGCTCTTTGTATGCTTAGTGCAATCTTAGGGTTCGCTAGAAGCTTGCTCGACTCTGTCTCTGTCCATTTAGGCGGACTTCCATCCTTTTTCATCTTTACATCATATGCCTCGCAGTAAGCGTCTTTGTATGAGTGCTTTCCTTTTATGATTAGGTCTACAAATTTTCTCTGCTTCGGTGTGAGGTCGGATTGATTCGGTACGATTTTTAAATTGGGTTTTTTGGATTGCGTCATGCGGAAATTTTACTAGTAATATTTTCTAATCCCTAGGCTCTGCTGTATTGCTTTTAGCTATCTAATTGCTTGCTCTGACTGGTCATTTTGATAGAATGGTTTCATGACAACGACTTTTGACATACACGATTTTCCAGAGCGACAAGTTCTGTCGCTGGGTCGTGGACAAAATATGGAGGTGGAAAAAATAGACCAGTAAGAATTTTTATCTGACCGCTTGCGGAAAACATCTAGAGAAGGTGGCAAGCGTGGAGTCTCTCCTTGGCTCTCTAACTCAGGAAGGAAAACTCGCAGACTGGCGGATGAGGTACAAGAATAAATCCTCGGACAGACAGCGAAACAAGACTAGCACTTGTTAGCACGAAACAAGATGTCGCAAAAGGTAAATGATGGTCACTACCGAGTGACGAATGGATGAACAGAGCAGAGTGACAGAGACCGCTAACTCATCCGACTCTGAAACGAGAATAAAAAAACATTTATGAAAAACAAATTCCTTAAAGAAAATTTTTTGTGAGGGATGGCTCTTTGCTATCCCTCGCAATATCTGTCGCAAGGTGTGTGCCTTGCCTGAATGAAGCGAAAGCAGAAACAGATACTTTTAACTTTTATGCAGAGGTGCATTATGAAAAATTTCTATATTAGAAATATCAAAGGGAACAGAGATAGCAGAAAGCAATCTGTTCGTAAATTTAAAAACAGTTCTCAGTATTGGGAAGCTACATCTAGGGAGGTGGCGTAATGGAAGATTTTTATCTGACTAAAGAAACAGTCGAAGTATGCGAGTACAAGGGTTTCAGAATTCGAAAGATAACTGTTAATTCTGAGTTGGCTGGGAAGGATGTCTTTTACCATGCAGAGTATAAGTGGGATAGCGAATGGCATAACGAATATTTGTTGCCTACTTATGAGACTGTTCGTGATTGGATTGACGAGCAACACGAAAGCGAGGACTTTCAAGAATGGGAAAAGCAGATTTGGAATAATCCAAATTTCTAATCCATATGAGGAGAGGGTTTAGCAATAAATCCTCTCTCTCAAAAAACTGTCATCGAGGTGTGTGCCTCGGTCTGATGATGGAACAAAAGTTCCGAAACAGTTCTTTTAACTTTCACAATTTGCGGAGGTGCAATATGAGTGAAGAAAATAAAATGATGGAAGCCTCTCCATCTAAAGCGTTGAGGCTATTAAACAATGTCGTGAGTGCTGGAAAAGTTCCGATGCTCTTAGGCGGTGTTGGTGTCGGTAAATCTGCGATAGTAAATGAGTTCGCTCAGGTGCTGGCTGGAAAGAGAAAAGTCGTTGAGACGATTAGACCTAAAAAAGATGAATTCGGATTCATTGATTTTAGAGCGAGTCTGTATGAGACGATTGAGTTGGGTGGTCTACCTTTTATAGACAATGGAGAACAGAAGAGAGCATTTCTCGGAAATCTTCCAGTTGCTAATGAGGGTCTACTTTTTATCGATGAGTTCGCACAAGCGACAGCAGATATGCAGAAGCTTCTCGGACAGTTGGTTCATGAGAGAAGGCTGGGAGAATATGTCATGCCTGAAGGCTGGAATATTGTCATGGCTGGAAACAGAGCAACCGATAGGTCAGGTGCTAACAAGATGCTTGCTCATATGACCAATAGGCTGGCTCTGATTAATTTCAAGCATGATGTTAATGACTGGCTCGTGTGGGGTTCTCAGGCTGGTGTTCATTCCTCTATCTTAGGGTTCATAAATTTTATGCCTAAGTTGTTGTGGAAGTTCGATGCCAAGGATAGCAATCCTCAACCTTCTCCAAGAGCATGGTCGAGACTGTCTGACATCATGAAGGCAATGCCTGAGAGTGACAAAGACTTGATGCCTTTCCACGCTCAGAGCAATGTCGGTATCGAGGCTGGGTTAGAGTTTATGAATTTTGTAAATCTATCTCAGGATATTCCGAACCTTGCAGACATTGTCGATGGCAAGGAGGTCGATGTTCCTGAGACCATGGGTCTGCAATATGCGACTGCTGTTGCTTTGGTCTCTGCCATCCAAGATGCAGACGAGAAATTGAAGCCTACATACTTCGATAACTCTCTGAAATGGATTGATACTTTTCCATCGAAAGAGTTCTCAGTCTTTTTCATGAGAGCGGTGGTCGGTGTCTGCCCTGAGTTGAAAAACACCAGCACCTATTCAGTTTTCATTTCTGAAAATGACAAGGTGTTAATCTAAATCAGACTGGTGGGGGGAAATATTACTAGTAAATATTTCTCCCTACTCAGTTTCAGAAACTGTAATCGAGTGGGTACTCGGTCTGATGATTGCAAAAGCATGAAACAGTTTTTTTAACTTTCTTTAAATTTAATTTTGCGGAGGTGCAATATGAAAAAGAAAACTAAAATAGATACTATCTTTCAAGATACTTTCACGAAGGTCAGGTTTTATTCGTCTGCCATTAGTGGTATCAAAAAAGATAGCTTTGCGAGTGAGGAGTTAGCCAGCAATAAAAATGCTGTCGCTTCTCTCGTTGGTGTTAATAAAAAAATCTTCGGTAGAGATATTAATAAAGAGTTCCGAAAAATTCAGAATGAATTTAGAAAGAATTATCTTTATAAATTTTCTCACGCTTGGCAAGATGGCGAGGGCATGGCATCTGAGTGGAGGATAGTCTCCAATGATAAGCTTGATACTTTGCTTAATGGTTATGAAGAGTATGAGGCTAAGTTCTCAGAGTTGGTCAATGAGATTAAGACTGATTATCTTAGACTCATCCAAGAAGGCATGGCTAAACTCGGTAAGCTTGCGAATGAAGATGACTATAAAGAATGGCATGAGATTGAAAAGAAATTTGCCTTTACTATAACGACTGACTTTTTCAGTTCTTATGATACGAGCAATGACGAAAGAATCCATGCGGATGCTAAGAGAAGGAAAGCGATAGAGAACAATATTGCTTCTCGTTATGAGGCTAACTTCAAAACCATGGCGGAGAAGATGAAGGAGGATTTGGAAGGTTCTATATCTAATATCATCAATGCTCTAAAGAAAGATGGCTCAGGTAAATCCTTTTTCAAGGACAGCGTGTTTCAAGGTCTTAAAAACCAAATTGAAACTTGCAGAGACCTGAATAAATCTCTCTTCAAAAGTGAAGAGATTGATAAGGCTGTTGCAGTCTGTGTCGAGTCTCTCGCTTCAGTAAATGACATCGACTCTCTGAGAGATAAAGGCGATATTGGAAAAACCAAAAGAGCAAAAGTCACTCAGGACATGGAGAAGGCTAAGTCGATTCTTAATCAGAATACGCTTGGCAAAATCTTTTCAGGTGTCGGACTTGAGGAGGGCAAGTAATGAGTAGCTACGATAAATCTAAGAGTTCGCTTCATGGTGGTCTCTCTGCTAATGAGGTAATGCTCAAGGCGAAAAACAAATTGATGAATTCTGAGTCAGGACTTGCATCAATTCTTTTGAGTCTGCCCTTAGAGGAGGATAGTTCTTTTGACACCATGGCAACCAATGGCGAGGTCATAAAATACAATCCTGATTTTGTCCTCGGTCTACCGATGGAGGAAATAAAAGGTGTTCTCATTCACGAGGCTCTTCATGTTGTATGGGGTCATCATCTTAGAAGAGGCGATAGACATCACAAGCTTTGGAACATTGCTACCGATTATGCAATCAATGGCTATGAAGTTTATAAGCTTGGGAAACAGTTGCCTCAAGGTGCATTGCTTTCGCATAGATACCTAAACAAAGATGGCTCTATCATGGATGCGGATACTATTCATGACATCTTGTTCGATGATGATGAGGCTCTTCAAGAAGCTATCGATGATATGCAACAGCAGATGGGCGATGACTCTGACGAGAACGAAAGTCAGGGTCAGGGTCAGGATGACAATCAAGATGAGTCTGAAGAGGATACTCAAGGCTCAGGCTCAGGCGATGGCGATGAGGAATCCGATGAGGAATCCGAAGGTCAGGGCTCAGGCGGAGATGCAGATGGAGATGCGGAGACTGGTGATGATGAAAATATTACTGGTCGAGGTTTCTCCGATGAGCGTTCTCCTGAGACCAATGAGTCAGGAAAGATTGACTTGAATGATTTGCCTCAGATGGCTGGCGGTGTCTTTGATATGACTAATGAAGATGGCTCTCAGTTTTCTGAAGATGAGTTGCAAGAACAGATAACTAAACTTGATGCTCAGGTAATGATGGCAGAGAAAGTTCAAGGCATGATTAACTCAGGCGAAGGCTCAGGGATTGATTACCTCGGAGGTCGTAAGTCTGAATTGGTCGAGCAAGTTGTTCCTTGGGAGGATATGTTTAGAGATATGTTCACTCAGGTTCAATCGAACAATAACACTTGGTCTATGCCTAATCGCAGACATATGGCTCGAGGTATTTATATGCCTAGTAAGGACAAAGAACCATCAATCAAAAATGTTGTGATGCTTGTTGATGTTTCAGGTTCTACTGAGGGAGATAGAGACTCATTCATTACTGAGGCTCTCGCTATCCTCGAAGAGTTTCAGGTCAAGAAACTTATGGTCAATAGGTATGCTGGTGTCTCTCTCAGAAATGAGAAAGGAGAATACTTCGATGTCTACGATACTGACCAAGGAGATGAGATGCCTGATAAGGATGAAATCAATTTTGCTGGGTCAGGGTGGACTAACTTCGATGCACCTTTCAACGCTGTCGAAGAGTTCCTAGACCTTGATGATATTGATTTGATTATTCACTTCTCGGATGGAGAGGGATACTTCGAGCAAGACCACGATGCCTTGCTTGATACTCCAATCTGCCATGTCTTTAGCTATGGTCAAGATGGCGATAACGAAGGCGGTAATGAGATTGAAGAGTCAGGCTTCGGAGAAGTTATCTACATGAGTTAATCTCAATGAGCGTTCTGAGAGGAGGTTTTTAGGGTGGTACTAAACCTTAGCCTCCTCTCTTTTCGCCAGCGAGAGAGCCTCTATGGAGGTCAAATTCAGGAAACTGATAGGGAGAATGTGTGTTTTCCCCTGATGACTCAATATGAGAGCGTGTAAGCGTTGGTTCAAAAGAACCGAAATCAGTTCCTTTTAACTTTCAAATGCGAGGTGCATATGAAAAAAATATATGAAAAGTTTTTGAGTCTTTTCAAAACTCAAGTGGTGGAAGATAAACCTTATTATCTTTCGTATGAGAATGGTGGTGTTCTTGTTTTGCACAATCCTGTGGAACAGGGAGGAGAAAATATTACGAGTAATATTTCCTCAAGCACCACAAAAACTGGAGGTGCGTAATGGCAGTTATATCTAAAAACTTATTGACTATCGAGGAACGAGACGAGTTGCAGACGAAACTCATAAGAGATATTCAGACAATACTCAGTCATGCAGAGATGCTTGAGAGTTGGTCGGAGTCATTAAAAAGACTCGACACTATAAGCTTCGATGCTGTCTATGATTTGATGGATACTTTTTCAAAAGCTTCTCGATACTCTGAGAGTGCTAAGTTAAAGACAGCAGATTTTATTACTGTCCTTGCGGAACGAATGAGTGAAGATGGGAGGTGGTCATGAGTCTTATTTCAAAAGCTAATCCTACATGGTTGAATTGGGATGTTATCAATGAACATTTCTCTACCTTACCTCATGGAAGTGTTCACAAAATGGATGGTCGTTTTAGTGTTGAGAATAGATACAACACTATCGACTCGGATGGAGAGTACATTACTTCGATGCTTGATTATGTAGACATCAATGGTAAATGGATTGATAGGTTCATTGATGAGGATGTTTTGCTCGAAGAGTTAAAGGCTCATATGCAAAACCTTCATGGCGATGAGTCGGAAATGGATGACTTGCTTGAAGATGGTCTCTCGTGGGATTGCCATAAGCGTGAGTATGGAGAGCGTGGTAATTTCATGCTTCATCATCCTTGCTTAATCTCTATCGTGTATCCATCTACAAATTGGCATATTCATGAAACCAATCTCAGATACTGGAATAAAGTTTTCTATCTGAGAAAAGCTTATCTTGAAAAAGATGTTGATGCTTATCTCATGATGATAGAAAGACCTTATCGAGTGCCTGAGTTTATTCGTTGGTGCTTACATGACCAGCAGAAAAACGATGCCAATCCGAGTGAATATACTAGGCATTGCAATCTCTCAAGAGAGAAATATTGGGAGGTTGTTCGCTGGTTGTGGACTGATACAGAGAATGTCTATGAACATTTTGTTCCTTGGATGGCTCTGATATTAGACCACGATACGAAAGACATAAGGCTAATGATGGATAAAGAGGATAGGGAAACCTTTGACTCTTTGCCTGACGAGTTCACAGTCTATCGAGGTGGAGAACACGAGCATATGTCTTGGACTTTAAGCAAAGAAAAAGCTGAATGGTTTAGAGATAGATACGAAGGGTTTCGAGAGTGCAAGCTTTTTGAAAAGCGTATCAAGAAAGATGAGGTGCTTGCTTATATCAATGCAAGAAACGAGGAGGAGATTATTCTCAGACCTCCAGCCGAAACCTTTGTTGATTTCTGTATCGAAGAACAATTCAGAATAACTAAAGCATAAAAAAAACAAGGAAGTAAAAACTAGCGGAGGCTATGTGGTATTAATTTACTGCATAGTCTCCGCTTTTTTTTTGGTCAAAAATCCTCTCCCGAAAACTATTACTGGTAAATATTTTTTTAACATCTCGTGTTCCCTTGGGCGAAGTTAGTTGTGAAAAGTTGAATGTGAATAACTCTGTGGATAAGCTGTTAATAAGATTGACGAGGTGCAAGCCGATTGCTATACTAGATGAACAGCGACAAGTCTTTTCCTATGTTTAGAGATTGTCGCTATTAAGAAGTGTTTTAACAACACCTCCTAAGAAAGTTAAAAGTTGAGAGAGGTAATAGACTGCCTCTCTCTTTTTTTATATAATGGGTTATTGGTTTATTTTTTTCATACCAATTCTCCCAATGAGGAGGTGCTAGTACAACAAAATAATTCTCTTCTAGTGCCTCCTCTCTAAATTAAAATTGAATTACTGATAGCATTTCTCTACAATAGCATTATGTATGCAGTTGTAAGACACACTTACGAATTAGATTTGCCTGAGCCTTTTGTTAAATCTTCTCAGAAAAGTATTGGGAGATGGGTGCATAAGGTGTGGGTACATGACTCTGAGTTAGATGCGATTGCTCATGCGATTAAATTACTTGACGAGCCTCTATTGAAACATGATGAGTGGGCGATGGATATTGCTATAGAACAGTTAAAAAATAATAGGTTCTATCAGTTGGGTAAAGAAAGCGTAGCGATAGCAGAAGTAGAACCTTCGCCTGACATAGTGTACTTACATGATGACGATAACCAAATTAATTGAGGAGGCTATATGGCTGAGAAAAATTTATATATTAGGTGTGACGAAGAAACCTATGTGAAGGCAAGAGAGTTGGCACAAAAAAATCTTCGCTCTTTGAACAGACAAGTAATTCATTTAATCAATGAAGCTTATGATAGCGTTGTGAAATCAGAACCAGCGATTGCAGAACCACAACCTATTCAAGCTGAAGAAGATGACAAGTATCAAGGCATGAACAAGGAAGAGTATTATGAACACAGAGACGATGTTCCTCGTGAAGTCTTAGAAGAGTGGGAAGGTCAGGGCAGACTTACTCAGTCAGGTTTAGAAAAGCTTTCTGAAATAAGGAAATCGGACTCGTCTGACTAAGATACCAAAAGTTAAGCATTGCATCTGAGCAATCAATCACACTATCAAGTTGCGACTGAGTAATCCTATCAGGGTTCTCAGTCATGACTTTCCAAAACTCTTTCTCCTTCTTACTCCCACAATCCTCGACCAATCTGTTTTGAACTTGACTTAGTACAAGTGGTTTTGTATTGACGCTGGGAGAACTATTACTAGTAAATATTTTATCAAGGTCGCCAGCGGAACTCTGTGGGAAAACTCCTGACCTAGAAATCAAACCAAGATATTTGTCGCAAACATTGTGTTGCTTCTCGTTGATTAGTTGTTCGGTATAAAGCTTGTCGATAATATGCTGGTCAAAGACTATGGCTCTACCAACCTTAGTATTATCAATGCTTCTGACTTCTACCTTGTGCCTCAGATGTAGATAGGAATTTCCTACATCATTTACGATTAGAACTTCCTCAGAAATCCCAGTCGAAGTCATCTTCTTGTTCTTCAATCTCTGCATACCTTCCATTTACTGCATTGTATTTAAGCTTAACACAGCCAAGTTTAGCGTTCCAATACCATCTTGCTTTGGTGCAATGTATTTCGACAGCCTCGTTGCCTCTATGGACTGCGAGGCATACATCAGGCTTGGTACTCCATGCCATTGACTTAGCAATATCAAGCGGTGTTGGGTGTCCTACCTTCTCTTTGTTGAATGGCTTGCTCGGATGTGCCACGAACCAAACCAAACAATCAGTCTGCTTGGCAAAGAGTTGCACCTTGCTCAACATATCGCTGACCATATCTGTTTCTAAAGCATAAGACTTATCAGTATGTATAAAGTTGAATGGGTCTATCACTAACATCCTACATCCCATCCTTAGAATACTTGCTTGTGCTTTTTCTAAGACAGCTTCTATTGTCGGCAATCCTCCATCCAAATAATCTTGGAACAGTATGTGTTCTTCTATCCATGCGGAAGCACTATCTCTTTCTGCCTCTGTCATTCTTTCATTGTGTCCTTTAAAGAAAGGCTTGCCAGTTAGTATCTGTGCTAGCTGTACGCTATGGAACGAAGGCGGTTTCTCAAAGCTAGCATAACAAGTTTTCCAACCATACAGCTTGCCAGCATTGACTATCACTTGGTCAAGGAAAGCAGACTTCCCATGACCAGCCCATCCAGTCACGACATAAAGCTGACCAGTCTGAAGTGTGAACAAATCATCTAAAGACTTTATCCCAGTCGATATACCTGATGGCTTACCATCTTTGTACAAAGTCTCGAACTCATCTGAGTAATGCTTCATGTTGTGCAATCCATGTAATTCAATAGGCTCTGCATTGAGGACTTGCTTTCTCAGAGTAGTCTCATCTGTGTTGATAAGTAATTCATTGGCATCCTTGTATCCTTTGTAATCAACACGATAGCACTTTGCTTTCCCAATCCTTCTGCTCAATTCGTGAACCAAACAATCTCCAGCAGTATCAGTATCTGAGGCTAGTATTATTTTGTCGTACTTGTCTAACAAATCTTTATCATTCCAAACATACTTGAACCTACCATCTTCACTTGGGTCTACCTTTCCATCAGTAATCTTGTTAGGACTTCCATTTGGCACAGAGAAAACAGAGACATCCATATCTGCATCCAAGAAAGCTTGCTTAATTGACAAGGCATCCATCTCTCCTTCTGTTATAACCAATCCCTCAATCCTTTTGCCTTCATCTCCTTCCTTTCCCCACAATCTGCTAGCAGAATTTGTCCACCAAAAGTCTTTCTTGCCATTGGCTGTACGCCATTTACAAGCAGAAACTTTTCCGTTTTCCCAGTATGGAAAACCTATTACCAGTAAATGTTTTGTCTCCTCCCAGACACAATCCATCTTTTTGGCGGTATCCAAATCAATCTTTCTATTGCCCAGCCATTCTCCAATCTTCTGCTCGCACTCCGATAGCTTCTCTTCTTTTATTGTGCCTATAGATATGCTTCCTCCTTTGGAACTCATGATGCTTAAACTACCACTTGTTGTTAGTGTCGCTGATGTTGTTGAGTCGCTTACTATTTCCATACTTCTTTCTCCTTTTCTTGATATGCCTCCCTTGATATTACAATGATGGCAGTAATAGGTAATCATATCTATGCTAATGTTCACACTCAAAGGTGTGTCCTTTTTGTTTTTCTTTCTTTGGCTGGAACAGTTAGGGCAAATGATTTTGTATTGACCTACCTTCAGACCTGATGTCCTTGGGTTGCTATCAATATGCTGGCGAATTTCTTTCTTTTCCATTCTCACTCTCCTATATACTTACTATGTATATACTTACTTAAATACTTACTAAGTACCTACTACCACTTACTATCTACCATGCGATTTATTTCATTCGCAAGTTTTTTTCTAGACACAAGCGGATAATCATAAAGGTTCTTAACAGCCTCCAAGACATTCCTAGAATTTATTTCATATCTCATGCAGAGATTCTTAAAAGACTCTGACTGGAAATACTCAATGGCTTCTGTGGAAATGTCTAGGTTTTTGGAAGCGAGGTCTCGTATTGCTTGTTGCAAAATTTTCTTATCGAGATGCTTACCAAAATCCATGAGAGGCAGTATAAATTTTTTTTTAATTTTTTTCAAATTTAGTGAACCGCTTTCTCATTTTTGTGGTACAGTATGTACATATTATATACACATTAACTACTATGAAATACGAAATTGAAAAAGATGTGCCAATGCCTGAGCGTAATGTGAGAGGGAAACCTATCAAGTACGACTTGCCTCTTGTCGAGATGGACAAGGGAGACCATATCTTTATCAAGATTAGTAAGTCTAAGATTGATAAGGAAATCAAGATAATAAGAAACGCTGTTCATAGATTTAAATCTGTGCGACTTGATATGTCGTTCTCTGTTATTAAGATGAAAGGTGGTGTTGGTATATGGCGAACTAACTAACTTTATAAGGGAGGCAGAATTGGAAACAAATCAAATCAAAAATGGTCAGATGTTTCAGAAAGTAAATGAGACAGACCGCAATGGTGGTGGTGGACTATACGAAGTATTGGACATTACTGTAAATAAAATCAGAGACTATGAAGTAGGAGTAGCTATCATTGGTAAGGTAGGCACTACTGACACTATGGCTGTCCAGCTATCTGACCTGACTAATCACAGACAGTTTAGATTTAAAGGCGAGGCATCTTTAGAAGTCATCAAAGTACATAGACTCAAGTATGCAGATGGCACGATAGACATTCTCTCAGAGAAACTCTTGAGTACATCGAAGGTTGATAATGTAAAAGAAGTTATCAATGCTGAGGCTGAGAAGAAATCTAGACCAGTCACAGTTTATAATATTACAAACAACCATCGAGACACAGCCATGTCGAAAGCCTTCGCAGATGCAGAGGTCAAGAAATCCAAGGCTGTTGAGAAGCAAGAGCAATCCGAAGAAAAGGATGCAGAAGTTGTTTTGACTTTCGATTGCAAATCGATAGCGTTCTGTACTTACCATGACCTTCATGTCATAGGTCAATTCTTGAAGGGTCATCCTGACAGAATGACTAACTGCCACACTAGGTTTAAGAACTCTGCTAGCAAGATTGCACACCAGCAAACTCTTGATAGGTTCAGGGATGGCAATATAAGTCTCAGAGATTTAAGAAGATACTCGCACAGCACTACAAGAAACATGGGTTCTACTCTAAGCTTGGCTGGAGTTGTGACTAGGATAGCTAAAGCAGTTGTACAGCTTGGCACTCCTATAGAGAAGAAAGACTTTGGAGTTGAGTGATGGGATATAGCGAAAAATTTTTTGATGACTTGGGCGAAAGACAAGTCACTCGTTGCATCAAGGTCATTCAAAAGATTCGCAAGAAGCACAGACCTATATTTGCTGAGGACTTTTATGCTCTTGACGATAAGGTCAAGGAGATAGTTAAGGAAACCGATAGGCTAAGGAGAAGGATAGAAAGACTTGAAACCAAGCGAGCAGAGTTGAGGGCAGACTTCAACCTCAGATGGTTCGGTGTAAAGTATTCTCCTTCTACTTGGACTTATTGGGCGGAAGCGATTAGAAGATTTTTTTCTTTACCACAAGATTGATGAAGTACACTAATAAGAATAACTTGCCTGAAGAGATTGTTCGTGCTGTCCAGCAAGACACATACTCTAAGGGCGAGGCTTCGATAAGTGTGACTGGATTACTCTCTGCACCTCGACCTAATATCTTGGCGAGAGAACATCACAACGAATTAGTTGTCGATGTATCAGACGAGATATGGAAGATATTAGGAACAGCTTCGCACTACATTATGGAACAAGCCAACATCGGTCACGAAGGAACGATAACCGAAGAACGCTTGTACTGGAATGTGCGAGGCTGGACTATCTCAGGACAATTTGACTCGATGTCATTGAAGGACTCTGCTCTCAGAGATTTGAAGGTCACTTCCTCATGGACTGTGATGCACGCTCTGAAGGAAGGGAAGATTGAATGGGAACAACAGTTGAATTGTTATGCTTGGTTATACAAGAAGAATCACAACAAGGATGTTGAGAAGTTGGAGATTATAACCATCAATAGAGATTGGTCTGAGAGGCAGAAGCAGAGAAGCGGTGGGGATTATCCTGATGCTCAGGTATCAGTAATACCTATCAAGCTTTGGACTGAAGAAGAGCAAGAAGAATTCATTGTGTCTAGAGTCAAGGCACATCAAGAGGCAGATGCTGACTATCTTATAAGTAAGGACTTGCCCTTGTGTACTGACGAGGAACGATGGAAACAAGCTGACTCTTACAGAGTATTAAAGAAAAACAGAGTACGAGCAATTCGTGTTCTGAATACTGAGGAGGAAGTGAACGATTTTATTAACGAACAAAACGATAAAGATTTGTATGTAGACTTTGTCAAAGGCGAGAGTCGTAAGTGCAAAGACTACTGCAATGTCTCACAGTTTTGTAATCAATATGCTATGGAGGTAGCCGATGGATGAAAATATAACTGGTAATATTTACCTAATCACCACGACTTGTCGTGATGGTTTTCACGAATACCATGATAAAGCAATGGTATCTAGTAAATACAAATGGGGAGAACATCCCAAAGCTGAGGATGATGTGACTGAGCAATGTTATCTTTCTTGGAACTACTCAAGTTGTCAGGATGCTGACAATCAGAACTGGTACACAGATGGAAACAGACTTATCAGAATCGAAGAGGTTAGGAAACTCAAGAAGTCTGAAGCTAAGGTTATGCAGAAGCATGGAGTTGCTTATTGCTACGACCTTGATGACATTATACGAGGACAGTTGCCTGACCTAGAGGCATACTGGAATGAACAGATGGAGATGGAGGCGAGTGCAAATGTCTGACTATAAAGAAATATGGGAGACACTATCTCAGGTAGATGTCTCAGAATATGTAGAAGAGAAGATGAACTTGTCTTACCTTTCATGGAGTAGAGCATGGTACTTGCTCTGTCAGAATTATCCTGATGCTAAGTATCTGTATCATGAGCCGAAGAAATTTGAGGATGGCACTTTAGAAGTTGCTGTCACGATAACCATTGGCGAGTGCAGTCGTTCTGCTACCTTGCCAGTTATGGACTACAAGAACAATAGCATAATCAATCCTGATAGTAGGCAAATCAACGACAATAAGCAGAGATGTTTTACGAAGGCGATTGCCATGTTCGGATTGGGTATATCATTGTACATGGGTTTCTCGGATGACTTGCCTGACGAAAGCAAGGACAAGAAGTCTGAGGAAGTTAAAAAGAAAACAGCTAAGAAGGTTGTCAAGATGAAAGAAGAACAGCCTCAGAAAGAAGAAGAGCCAGCTTATGATGAAGCTTGGGCGGAAGCTTTCGTTGAGGGAATGTCTTTGATTATCACAGCCTTTGATACTACCGAAGAACTTAGAGGGAACTACAAGTCTAATGCAAAGCACATCGCAGTATTGGGCGAGAAGTTTCCTGACCATAAGGAAAAGTTAGATACGCTGTTCACAGAGAAAGCCGAAGAACTAACTAAAAAGGAGGGTTAATATGGCAGACGAAAGACCGCAAAGCGATGGTGCAATCTATCAGAACAATTACAAAAAGACTGATAAACAGCCTGATTGGACTGGGAAGATTGAGATACACAGAGATACTCTGAAAGAGTTGGTAGAGAAAGTTAAGACTGGAGAACCAGCAGAACTCAGAGTTGCTCTTTGGGATAGGACTAGTAAGAATGGCAACGATTACAAGTATGCTCGTCTTGATATTCCTATGAAACAAAATACTGAGACTAAAGCTGAAGAGCCTAAGCCTGAAGAGGAGAAGCGAACTCATCCAGTCTTGGAAGATATTGATGTGCCATTCTAGTTGTTATGGAATTTGAGTATGACAGCAAGATAGGTTTTGAAGAGAACTTCAAGCTTTGGTACAACGAAAACTCTAGGGAAAGGAGGGCATATAACCAAGAGCCTCATCCTTTTCCTATAGGCAAAAGGATTTTCACAGAACTCTATGGGAATAGAATTCTTGAAAAGAAAGACTTAACTAATTTTTTTGGAGGTGCAGATGGCACAGAAACAGAGAAGTAATCTACCATCATACGATGGCTACCATAAGATATTCGATAGGGTATATGGGATAGTAGAAAGGAGATTTGAATTTGAGGTTCATGAGGTTTTAGAAACTGTATTCAATGAACTAGAGAAGAAAGAAGAGCCTAGCTACTCGGCAATCAAGAACATGATGGATGCACTTAAGCAAAGGACTATCAGAGAACTTCAAGACTTTGAATGTGAGATAGGAGAATTGCTTGAGGGCAGAGCAACAATGGGAGTAGAAGAATGAGCAGAGGACTTTACACATTTGAGTTATCTATCAATAGGGTTGAAGAGATAACAGTTGAAGCTGACAATCTTGAAGATGCTAAAAGAAAAGTAGACTTAGCTGACAATGAAGATTGGGAGGTTGTCTATAGCGAAGGAGTTGATTTGGTTTGTGTCTGCACACCAGCCATGAGAGACGAGATAGAAGATGCAGAAGTCATCGAAGAAAACGCTGACAAATATCAAGCTATCAAATCTGACAACGCAGATGTTTTCACGCAGAAATTATGATTGGTAATATTTTGTCATGAGTGAAGAAGTAATTGAAAACTGGCAACACATGATTAGAAAGTTAGCACCTCTAATCGAAGATGCGATGGTTCAAGTACACACGAAAGAAGCGGAGGTCAAGCAGTTGCAAGCTGTGTTGAAGCTGAAAGCTTTGGATAGTGGTATCAAAACCAATAGCGGTCAGGAGACTTATGCCGAAGCATCGGAAGAATTGAAAGATGCTAGGATAAAAGTTGGGGTAGCCAAGGGAACTCTAGAAGCTATACGAGTAAAGCTGAAGAGTCTTGAGGTTGGCTATGAAGTTTGGCGAACAAGAGAAGTTTCTCAGAGGAGAGAACAAGCTAGGTATGGTGCTTAGATTTAATTGGTACTTTGCTAACATCATACCTAGTCATAACACATGAAGGGCAAGACACCTACTAAGGAAGAACAGAAACATATGGACAGAGTAAGAGCGTTGGGTTGTATAGTGTGCCTCAATAATGGGTATCCAAATACACCAGCAGAAATACATCACATCATAGATGGCGAGAGAAGTCATATGAAAGTCTTGCCTTTATGTGCAATCCATCATAGGAATGGCAGTCACAATCCACCAATAAGCAGACATCCCAACAAGAAAAGATTTGAAGAAGCTTATGGAACTGAAGAAGAATTGTTAGAGCAAGTCAGGCTCTTGCTAGAAGAAAATATTACTGGTAGTAGTTTATGAAACCACAATCTGCAAAAGCAAAAGGAAGGAATTTACAGAAATGGTTTGTAGAAAAACTGGTGGAGTTTTTGAAACTAGACGAAGAGGATTTAGAGTCAAGACCTATGGGTAGTCAAGGCGAGGATATAATCATGGGTAAGCAATCAAGAGAAGTGTTTCCCTACAGTATTGAATGTAAGAACCAAGAAGCCTTAAATGTATGGAAGGCTTATGAGCAAGCTACTGAGAACTGCAAGGGGTATGAACCTTTGGTAGTCATCAAAAGAAACAGAACAAAGCCACTCGTTGTAGTGGATGCAGAACACTTTATTAAATTATTTATGGAGGTAAATGATGAGTGAAAACGCAAAGACATTTTATGTCTCTAAAGAGGGCGATGAGTCTATTCCACAATATAACTTCTCTGTTGATGTTGTAGAACAGACTGTCGATTTAAGAAACTATACCATCGAAAGCACCAATCCTTTGGGCGATGACGAGATGGATGAAGTCATTGAAGCTTTGGCTCAGGTAGATATAACTACTGAGGGAAGTTCTATGCACTATAGAAACGATGAAGGCAACGACATATTCGTTATCTTTCGTGGCACAGAGTATGGCGATGATGCTCAGATAAGTATGGAAAACTTCATTAGCTTTGAAGATACTAACGAGTTGGGTAGGTCAGTAAAATGAATGGTACGAATGTCAGAAAAATGACTGCCTATAAGATTAGTCATATAAATTCTTATGGAGAGAAGGAGGCTGTCGGTATGACAGACAATCCTGAAAGGTGGTTGGAACACTACAACAAAATAAGAATTGGCGATGGTAATATGCCTGAAAAACTAGATGACTTTGAAGTCGAAAGTGTCCATATAGACCTTTTTCCTTGGGAGGAAACTAATGGATAACAAAGTAAAGGTCATCATGCTAGAAAAGACTTATCAATGCTACCATGTAAAAGCTAAGTCTCTAGAAGAAGCTGTCGATAAACTCATGGATGGGTTAGACAATGAAGGCAAGCCAATCGAGGATGGTATCGAAAGGACTTGGCGAGATATTGAAGAGACAGAATTCATGGATGAAAACTATCTAGAGATATGAGTCTGCTAGCGGAACAACTTAAGGAAGAACTCGAAGAACGAAAGAGACATTGGTGGGATTGGCATAAGAAAAATCCTCAAGTGTGGGAAGCGTTTGAAGAGTACACGCTAAGAGCGATACAGTCAGGAAGGAAACATTATTCCCAATGGGCGATTATCAATCGGATACGCTGGGATAGAGAGATAGAAACTCAAGGAGGAGACTTCAAGATTAGTAATGATTACATATCTTTCTATGCTAGGTTGTTCCATGCTAGGCATCCACAACACAAAGGGTTCTTCAGAACCAAGCCATTCAAAGAAGAAAAGCTGATAGAAAAACTAGGCGAAGCTTTAGACTTCTAATCCAAAACAACTCCCACCTGCGAGCTAGATTTTTTAGCTCCGAAGAAAATATTACCAGTCATAGTTTGTACTACAAGGCTTTCGGTTCTGCTGATTTCTGGCTTTCACCTGCAACCCAGATTTTTCCTGTTTGGAGAAAATATTACTGGTCAATGTTTCACACTCTGGTGTTTCACAGATAGTTATTGATTTATGAAAGTTTCTATTTTGGTACGAAGATAGGGTACTTTAGATAGTCTTGCATTTCTAGAAAGGTCAAGTTGCTTAAGCAATTCTTTTTTTACTTCATCTGAGATAGTCTCATCTCTTCTGATTGCATCTCTTCTATCTCTGTATCTTTTCATATACCTATCGATAGCCAGCACTTGAGGTCTGGTTTCTATCAAGCCTTCATTGTTGGCTCGATATGTTTGGACTTCTTTGTACATACCTCTTTCTTTCAATTCATTGATAGTTGCAATGGCTCTATTGCTTTCCTCTCTTAGTTCATAGAATTGTTGCTGAACACCAGCACCTACCTCAGAGGCAAATATACGCTTCAGGAGAGGCAATCTATCTATCGTAGGGGTCACTATGTCTTTACCAGTCACGCCTCTTGTGACCGCATCTATGAGGCTCAGAATGTAAGTACCTATAGTTCCGCCATATCCACTCAAGGCATATTCAAGTTTCATAGGGGAGATGTTTAATCCTTGCCCTACTAATCTTATGAATTCATTTGTTTGAGGTGTGACTTGTAGTCTAGGTTCTAAGCTTCTTTCTATGTAATCAGGTACAACACGATTACCAGTAAAGCCACTTCTATTATTTATGTATGCTTCATAGAAAGGTTTGATAGCTTGGAAGCCAAAGATGTCTACCATGAATGTTTGAGTCAATGCCCTTGAAGATGTTCTGCTTAAATCTTCTAAGCTTGATTGACCAATTAAAACATCCGCTATTCTTTCAGGTAAAGTTTTAAATAAAACTCCTACTTCAAAAGGTACTGGTATTTTCAAAGGTGGGAGTCCTTCAGATGCAAAGATAAACCAGTTGTCATCTCTCTCTTCTCTTCTTCTTGCTTTGTACTCATCCTTATCACTAACCATTGCATAATAAAGTAGTGTAGCCATCGCAAGTAATCCACCTCTAAATGCAAATCCTTTGATGATATTATTCCGAATTTGGTTATCTGAGGTGACAGCAGCTCCCGGGCTGCCTGCAGAATATTTACCAGTCATACTTCTGTACAGTACATCTAGTCCTTGTATTCTTGCATTTAAAAATGGAATAGCTGTTGTAATGATAGACATGATTGGATGCCCACCTCTTCTTGAGAAGTTAATTATTTCTGATGCTTGGAAAGCCGCTTCGGTGTGACTGCCAGTAGCTTCTAAAACTTTTTTATAGACACCTAATCTAGTTGCACCATCTGACTCGTAAGTTTTTCTGCCCAAATAATCCCATACTTTTATCATGGCATCTTTAGGATTAAGGCTACCATTCTCTCCATAGCCAGCTTCTTTTACTTTCTTATCAAAAAATCTAACTGCATCTACAGAGTCTGCTGAATAATCATATCCTCCAAGAACACCAAATCTTTCTAGCTCTCTTAAATCCGTAGCACCAAATAGTTGAAAATTTCTAAAGGTATCTATGACAGGTGTTATGCGAGAACCACTTGTCACAGAAGCTGACATTGTATCTCTCAACATATTGATAAGTATAAATCCGGGGTCTCTTGTGACTGTCTCTCTAAGTAAGGTTGCAGGCATACCTAGGAAAGTAGATATAACTCCTAAGTCATCTTGTATACCAAGTGTTCTTAAACCCTCAAAGTAATATGGGTCAGCCACTTGAAAGAATTTTTTTCTACCATCTACAAATACTGGAATAATATCTATGCCTTGTGCTTTATCAGATGGCACTTCTCTTGCACCTAATTCTAAATCTCCATCAGCATTATCTACTCTTGATAGGAGATGGTTTCTCATAAGCTTTTGTGCAGCATCGTTTCTCATTCCAGCAGTAAGAATTGCTAGTTGATTTCTTAGAATAGCTTCAATAGGTCTAACATTAACAGCTTCTTCCTTACCTCTCATAGGTATGGCTAAAGGATTACCACCTAGTATTCCGCCACCTATATTAGGTGCATTAACTTTGCTTTCAGCTTCATTAACCATGGCTCTATAAAAAGGATAATAAGAAGCATCATCCTTCCATATCTGTGCAGTAGACCTAGTCTCAATAATATTTTCAGGTTGTAGTCCTTTAACACTATTAAACTGTTCAGCAAGTAATAATAACTTAGCATCCGAAGCATCTTTTGCTGACTCAATACCATTGTCTAATAAAGCTTTTCTTATTTCAGGTATTGGTGCTAAATCAGAAATCATTCCAGTATCTATACCAAACTGTATAGTCTTTGCATTTATCTCTGTAAAAATATCCCAAGCTTCTTTAACTTCTTTGTATTCATTTCCTATAGCTAGAGCTTGTTCAATTTTAGCTACAGTTGCATCTAAGTCTATCTCTCCATCTTCTCTATTAACTTGTAAAGGTATTGGTTGTCCTTTAACTAATTTGCCATTCTCATCGTACTGATTCTTATCTAAGATAGTTTTACTTCTAATACCTACTCCATAAGTACCAAAAAGTTTTTCAGCATCTATGCTTTCTTTCTGTGCTAGGTCATATAATCTTCCAAAAGCATTTATAAAATTTAATCTTCCATCTATTTCGACAGAAGCTAACCCATTCTTCATAGTCATGAAGCCATCTTTAATTACAGATGCAAAAATACCTTTAGCTTTATCTGTCCACAACATAGCTTGATATGCACCAGTTTCTGCAAACCTTTCTATGTTTTCTAAATCTGGATTAGCTGCAACATTCTTTTTAATACCTTGTAGTTCTTTGTTGTACTTATCAATGATTGCTGCTCTCAAAGATGTAAGCCATCTACTTGGATTTCCAAAAACAGTTCCTTCAGATACTCTTTCCCAAAAAGATAAAGGTGCATCTTCTATTTGTCCTAAAGCATCATCAACTATTTTTTCATGTTCTTTAGGTACAGGTTGTTTATCTATTCTAAAAGTAGGTAAGTCTTTATAGCTTTCATCATTTTCTTGTTCTATTTCATATGCAACTTTTTGTGCTAAATCACTTGCCTTATTATTAAACCTAGGCACAGCTTCTGAATAAGTTTGTTCGTTTTCTTTTTGTATAAAATCTTTAGCTTCTTTTATTTTTGCTTGCTCTTGAGCCAAGGTTTCTTCTTTAGCTGAGTCTAACTCTGCAGTTGGTTTAGAATAAACAACATCTGAAAAACCTAATCTACCGCTAGTAAGTTCTATATCTCCATATTTATCTGCAATAAAACCAGTTCCTAAGTTTTGCCAAAAGTCTAATGCAGAAGGTGTTATGTTTATTATGTTAAGTTTTTCTTTGCCATCTACTATATTAGGATTAGTAGACATAATAGTTTCAAGAATAGCTTTTGCTATCCCATTGCCTTGTTGATTTTGGTCTATAAAAATATTTTCTAAATGAGTTATGTTTCCATCTTCATCTCTACCTATTGAAACTCCACCAACTAAATCGGCTGGTGGCGAAGGTCTAAGATAAGCAGGGTCATCAGGAGATATATTGAGAGAGTCGTTTATCTCTTTAGCTACTAATACTAATGGAGTGTTGTAATTAAATGTAAGTCTTTCTCCTAGCTTTTCATTGAAGAAACCAAATTGTTTAAAACCAAGTAGTGCGTTATGCACAGGATTAGAAAAAAGAATATCTCTTATTTCATTACTAGGCTTGGCATATACTTCATATAACTCATATGTTCTATCAAAGATAAGGTCTGCTGCAAAAGAAGGATTAGTTTCAGTTGATTGACCAGTCTTACTTAAAACAATATCTGTACTAACTCCATTTAAATCAACAGTAGCTTCTATTTTTTCATTGAGTCCACCCTTATCTTTAAAGTCTACAGATTTTTGTGGACTAACTTTTCTATTGAATGTCGGCAGGTCTACTATTTTTTCAGGGAAATATCCCCATCTACCCCAGCCTCCATTACCATCCCAACGAAGTTCTCTTGCTCTTATAGTATATTCATGTAGCTTTGATGGAGTTGCTTCAGGAATAGGTCCGCCTTGTATTTCGATTGCAAAAAGTTCGTCTACTTGGTTTCTTTGTCTTTCAGCGTTTAAATCTATAGCACCTGTTCTTTCAATATCTTGTTGTCTTAATCTTTCTCTTTCTGCTTCTCTAATTTCATTTCTTGTTATTTGTGACTCTTTTACTAATTGCATAGCTTCTGTTCTAAGAGGAGTCACTAAGTCTCCTTCTCGCAAATCTCTTTGTGGTGCAGCTTGATACACAGTTATACGAGCATTAGGATTACCTTGTGCTTCTTGCAATGCTTGAAAAAGTTGTTGCTCTTCTGCTAAAAGTTGTAAGCTATCTTTAATGTATATAGCTTCATCAGTCTGTGGGTTTACCAAAGACTCCATCCCATTTTCTTCTACATATTTATTTATTTGACTAAACCTATTTCTATAAGAAGAAAAAATTTGAAATTCATTTGGGTCATAAAGATTTCCGCTTACACCAAATGTTCCATACTGACCAAGTAATCCTTGGTAAAATTCTTTATTAGTAGTATCTTCATTTAAATTATCTGCAGATGGACCATACTGTGGAGGCACATAATCTGCTACATGACCTGAAGAATTATCTCTATCTAATTTAAAAGCTTTAGGTTCTTCAATAACATCTTTCAATGCTACTTTAATAGGCTGTTCTCTTTCACCATCAGTATCTCCAGTAGCTTGAGGAGTATTTAAACTAGCACCAGCACCTACTAGTTGATTAGTCAGTATCATAGAGTCATTAGCTGACCTAATTTTATTTCTATCTCTTCTACCTATAACACCAGCTTCTATATCTTCTAAAATTTTGTAAGGATTTCTGAAGTCAGAAATATAAATGCCATTAAACATCTCTCTTATAAAATCAAAAAATCTTTGTACTCTAGTTCTTTGTGTACGATTTAAACTGCTTGGGTCTTTTGTATAAACTCTAAAAAACTCTGCAACTAATTCTTCATCAACTGCATAAGGTGGCAGCTTAAGGTCATCAACATAGTTTGACTTTATTGAATCTTTAACATTTTGAGGTAAAGCTGCTTTGGCTTCTTTAACTAATTGTTGATACTCTCCTTCTGTAAATAAACCTAAATTCCTCATAGCATGAATGACTTCATGGTTTAAATCTTCTACCATCTTTTCTTCTAGAGCAGGCATCCCGCCAAAAGGCATCCCACCGGGATTTATCTGTGCCATATAAAACAGCATTATTTTATGTGCTTTATTGTATTCAGCATCTGGTTTTTCAGTACCTTCTTTAAAACCGATAACATTACCATTATTATCTCTAACAGCATTTTGCATACCCTTGTAATAATCGGTAATCTTAATCCTGACATCTTTACTAAGACCTAGTTTCTTTAATCTTCGGTCTAAAGCTTTTGCTAAAGTATCATAGCTTTCTAAAGTAATAGGCGGTGGCAAAGCTAATGCAGGCTTAGGTGGACCAAAGACTAACTTATCAACTTCTTCAGGAGTAAGTTGTGTTTTCTCTAATCTTTCTATGTATTCACTCTGAGTTTCATTATCAGGCGTAGCATTTTTAGCTTGGTCTAGTTTGTAATTAGGATTGCCAAGAACTCGATTGCCTTTTTTTATAGCACGCTGACTAAATAATAAATCTTTTTTAAACTTGTCTCTTTGTGTTTTAGTATTAATTAAATTTTGAGAATCAAAGTAAGCTTGTATCTCTCTATCAGTAATAGCACTATTTTGATATTGATTTGCAAAAGCATTTAGTTGTTGCTCTGTATATTGTCTAGGAGTTAAATCAGGTAAAGCAGTTGGAGTATCAAATCTAGGTAAAGCACCTAGTCTAGTCATCAACATTTCTTTTTGACCCAAGTTCATTTTAGAAAACTTAGCTTCGCCTGTTATAGTTTTTCTAATAAACTCAAACTCTGGACCAGTAATATTTCCTTCAATATTTTTAGCAGCTAATATTTTTTTAAACGCTGCTGGCGATACATCGATAGTATTATCTTCTCTTCTGCCTACTTCATTTAACAAACCATATTGTGCATCTAATTCAAAAATAATATTTGCTCTATCTCTCATCAACTGATTAAAGTCTGCAGGTTTTAAAATTCTTTTTACTTCGTCTATTGTGTAGAAACTTTTTTTCCCAAAACCTTTCTTTTCTGCTCTTGTTTGAAAGTCATTTAATAAACTAGAATTTTCTTCAGACATTAATGCTTCTTGTAAAGGAGATACTATTTCTCCGTTTTCATATTTTTTTATAAGCTCATTAGCTTTTTCTGCACCAAACTCTCTTGTAAGTTCTTTCTTAAGCTGTGCCTTAGATTTCTTTTTATCTTGATATTCTGCAGGTATCTCATCTAATTTATAAACAGGTTTTAATTGATTAATTTCTGATTCTAATTTTTGCCTAGCTTCTAAGTTTCCATCACCTCTAGTTAAAGCATCTATTAACTCTAAAGTATTAACAGATTTTTCTAACTCTTGTATTCTTTCAAAATCTTTTATCTGCCTTCTTCTTTCACCACTTACTACAGAATCAAGAAGTGCTACTCTTCTTGCATCTAATATATTTCTTTGAGGATTATATAAAAGTCGTAGCAACCATTTCATAGTGCCACTTTCTGAAAATCCATTTATGCCTGCAATTTGTTCTGCAATATTATTTATGTAATTAGTTCTTAAAGTTTGCTGTACTTCTAAAGCTTTTTTTGAAGCTTCTTCTAAAGAACCAAGAACATCAACTTCTTCAGGTGGTGGGGGTCTATTTTCTATCTGCACCTTTGGTATCAAAACTCTTGAAGTCTCGTAAATAATTCCACTATCAACACCTACAACTGAAGAAGAACCATCCTCATTTTGTACAACTTGTACTTCTTCTAATACAGGTAAGTCTTGTTTAGGTTCTGAGGTTGTATCTTCTAATATTTCTTCAGCAACAGGCGGTGTATCTTCTACTATAGGGGTAGTTTCAAAATTAATATCTTTTGTTGTCTCTCTTTCTTTTTCTCTAGCACCTTCCATTACTTCTCTAGAGTCTAATTCTTGTTCAATATCTATAGATTGACCTATTTTATTTTTGCCCATAAACCCACGAAGAACTAAGTCAGCAGTAGCACCAACAGCACCACCTGTCATTGCACTATCTAAGAATGATTCTCCTATTTTTAAATTTTCGTTATACATATTTGCAGCTATTGCATCTTGCATAACTTCAGCAACACCTTCTTGTAAACCTTCTACACCACCAGTTGCAGCAGCAGACTTCAATCTATCAACAACATTTAATTTTTCTGCATCAGATTTAGTTAAGCTTTTTAATAATCTAGTAGGTGCAAATATTTCAGTAGCACCTACTGCACCACCAAATATTTCTGAAAATATTTCTTGTGTTGGATTTACACTTTCACCTTCTAGTTCTGCTCTTTCAATTCTACTGCCTTGCTCAGATATACCAGTTGGTATTGCAAATCCTAATGTTGCATTTCTTCTTGCTCTATTTAATCTAGTAGAAACTTCTTCTAATTCTTTAAGAGTTTTTGTAAGCTGTGTACCACCTTGAGTTTTTGCAAGCCTTTGTAATTGTGAAGCTTTGCCTGAAAGACCTGTAAGTTTTCCAACAGCAGTACCCGGAATTAAAAAAGAAGCAAAAGAACCTAAACCTTGCCCAAACTGTGTACTAAACTTATCTTCATATCCTTTTGCTGGTTTTAAGCCTTCAAGCTCTCCAATAAAGTCTTGAGCATTTCTTAATGAATCTCCTATTGCAGAGTCATTGCCAACATCAAATATATTTACTACACCCTCTAAACCTGATAAAAGACCTTGTCCTAATCCTCTAGGTATACCTTTAGCTACCTCTAAGACATTTCCGCCTAGAGTAGTTTCGGTAGGTTCTTGGTATTGGGTAAAGTTATCGGGGTACTCTTGAGCAAGAGTATTTTGAAGCCTTATATAATAATCTCTATCTGCATCTGCTGGAACATCTACATATCTTCCATCAGGTAAATTATATCTTGGCATATTATGATTTAGTTCCTGCCGTTATAGCATTGTTCAAAGCATCGGTATTATTTGAACTTGGACTTTTGCCTACTAAAGCTGAAAAAATTGTATCGCTTACATTATTTATTTCATTCATTAATCTAGTTCTTTCAGACTCAGAAGATGCTTCGGTAAATAAATCTTTAAGCTCTCCTAAGTATTTAACTAAATTTGAGTTCTTAGAGTTTCGAGCTGCTGTAATAGATACATCTAATTTTTTCAAAGCTATATCATAATTAGCTTTGTCTTTAATATTAGCTCTTAAGTCTGCTTTATAATCTTTATCATCTTGTCTTTGTCTGCTTTTAATAGCCATTAATTGCTGAGGCAATCCTGATAAATTCTTAAATATTTCTTGAGGTGTTGTAGAACTTCCTATAGCAGAACCTAAAGTCATAAGAACATTTGCATTAAGTTCTTGTTGTCTTTCTGCTGCAGTTGGAGGTTTAGGTGGTTCAGGCAACTCTAACTGAGGTTTAGCCGATGCAAGTCCAGATGGTTTATCATCAGGAGGTGTGTCTCCAAAAACAATTTCATTATCATTTTTGTTATTATTATTATCTTTTGGTGGCGTAAAACCTTCAGGAACTTTTGGTCCGGGAGAAACACCTTCTAATATTTCTCCTGCAAAACTTCTTCTATCAGAGATTCTTCCAAAAGGAGAATCAACTTTTGGTTCAGCTAAAAAGTCATCTGACCTTCTTAAAACATCAGCTATTTGTATATCTCTTGGTTGAGTAAATCTAGCTAAACCGCTACTCAAAATTTTTGATATTTCTTGTTGCTCTTCTTCGCTTCTTATACCACGCTCTTCTAATAATCTATAAAGACCTTGTTCAGAAATAGGAACATTACCTTCTATTGTCGGAGTATACAAAAAAGTATTAGTAAGTGCGGTTTGATTTCCAGTTTGATAACCAGTCAAACCACCTTCTTGTTTTTTATCCATAGGTTTATCTGTGGCTCTTCTTACATCTGGTGTAAAATCTTCTCCTTTTCTGCCTAGTAAATAATTAGACATTTGTTGTCCATCAGGTATGTATCTAAAAAATTTATTAAGAGGATGGTTAGGGTCATTTATAAGCCTGCCTATTTGTTGGCTTTTTCTATAACGCTCTAACTTAGACATTGATTCACTAAGACTTTCTGGATTGCTTGGACCTAACTTAGCACCAACTAATTGATTTATTTTTCCACGATATTTAGTTTCGTCTCCAGTAGCATAACCAACTAAACCACCATCAGCCATGTTAGAGGAAGGCATATCTCTATTATATACAGTTGGGGGGAGGATACCTGTAGCATCCTGAGACATACCTTCCAAGCCTTGCCTACTAGGCATAGCAAATTCTTGAACCATTTCTTGTGCAACTGTAGTTTTAGGCATTGGTTCAGATGCTCTACTTCTCATATCAGTTCTTCTTTTTATCTCTGATATAACTACAAAAGGTGGAAAGCGAGGGTCACTTCCATTAGCTAATTCTATTAGTTGTTCATCAGGAACATATTCTAAATCTTTTGCTATCTCTACTAAGTTGCTCATGCTTGTCCTCCACCACCCGGTTGTAAAGCTCTATATATGCCAAGTCCTGTAAGACCAGCACCTGTAGCTTGGCTTATCAATCCGGGTTGTCTTTGAAATGTTGATACTGTTTGGTCTGGTTTAATAGGAATACCTTGTAATACATTGCTAAAAAATCCTATTTGGTCTCTATCAAAGTCTCTTTGTCTTACAAAATCATCATAACCTATATCAAGACCAGCTTGTCTCATAGCTCTTTCTTGCTCTCCTACTCTGCCTAAAGCACCAATTCTATTTAAAGCATCTTGTTGTATTAAAGAACCAATATCTGCAAGTGAACGACTTCCTTGTATTCCAAGTCTATCCCCAGCTTGCCTTAGCTGTTCTTCCTGCAAGCCTACTTGTCTTTCTCTAGCTAGTTGTTGCATAGCCATATTAAATGCTCTGTCTTGTCCTTTAGCTTGTATATCATCTAATCTTTGTCCTAAGTTTCTTTCTCTTTCAGATTGCATGATAGCTTCACGATAACCGCCCAAACCTCCAGACTGTGCAGCTTTAGAAGCTATTTGGTCAGCTTGTATCTCAGAACCTCTCATAGCTTCTCTTTTAGCTATATCAATTACATTCTGTTGATATGGATTCATAAACTGACTTATTCCATCTTCAAAAGACAATCTTTCATATGGATTTATATTTGGTCTGCTTGTAGCTATTTGTCCAAGACTATCAGAAGCTTGAGTAAATTCATCAGGCGTACCTGCAGTAGCAAAGCCTCTTGTCATAGCTTGTGATAAAGCTTCATCAGGTCCAAAGTCTGCAAGTCTTATCCCACCATATGGAGTGTATTGTTGTAAGCTTGATGACTCAGACCTTTGCAAAAGCCTATCAAAATAAGGCTGTGCAAATGCTGGAAGTTTTGTAGAAAAAACTTCTTGTTTCTGCGGAGTTCCTCCTCCACCTTTATATCTTCTCATCTTTTACCTCAAAGTTATATTCAAAAAAAACTGCTAGTTTTTTCCAATCTTTATCTTTAATCCAGTTCCAAAATCCTGCACGACCTATACCTTCTATGCCATCGCATCCATCTTTTTTGCCAACTACTTCTAACTCTTCTATAAGAGTTTCAACCCAGTCCTCCATATTATTTCCAGTAATATGTTCAAGACTTAACATAGCTTTGCCTGTTGGATATATTACTTTTTGTGTGACTACTATTCCTTTTATATCAAATGAGCCAGTATCAAATACTATCCAAAGTCTATGACTGCCATTTAAACAATCATAAAAAATATCTTCAGGTCTAATTCGACCATTAGAACGCTTACAAGATTTTTCTAAATATTTTTTAGCACCTTCCCAAACTAAAACTAACTCGTCATTATTGACTATAGAAAAACTATATTCTCCAGTAGCTTCGTTTTTTAATGCAACATCATTCATGCTGGCAATACCTTACTAGTGTCTATAGGTTTAGCTTGTTGTTTAGTTCCATATTTTTCTGTGCGAACTTTATCCATCATGTTATATAGTTCTTTTGCACCAGCATCAGAACTACCATCACCTAACATAGAAACTACATCTGCAGGAACTATAAATTCATCTTGAGATACAGCTATAGTTTCTTTGCCTCCAATGTTTCCTCGAAGGTCATCATCCATACCGCCATTACCTTTTCCTGCAATCAGTCCTTCTGTTTGTGCATCAGGAATAAGAGATTGTAATACTTCCTCTCTTAAACCTAAAAATGCTTCTGTTCCATACTTTTCTATAAATCTTTTTATAACAGTATCATCAGATGTTTCTCCCATAATAAAAGCTTTTGTTTCTGTTATTAATGGGTCAATACTTGTATCGCCACCTTTATTAAATAAAGAAGCCTTTGCATCTGCTGTAGCTACTTCTCCTCCAGAATCTATATAATCTTTTAACATTCCTTTAGGTTGTAATCCCATGCCCATGCTTATAGAAGCAAGAACTGGCATAGGAATTCCGTTATAGGTAGCTGGTATATCATCCAAAGGGTCATCTTGTGCTGGTAAAGGCATAGTCTCTAATGGTTTCATGTTTATTTCAGGACTAGGTATAGCTGATTTTTGTAGATAAGCTGGCGGTGCAACACCTGTATATTTTTGATAAGGGTCTATAGATGTTTGAGTTGGAACAGTTTTATAATCTACATCAAATCCACCTTTGCTAAAGTTGTCGTAGAAATCTGGCGATATTGGATTTTGTTGTACAGTTCTATTTACATCAGTACCATCTTCCATAATAGTCATTGCTGCAGGGTTCATAGTAGCTGGATTAAAATATAAAACTTCAGGATTTATGCCCGGCATATAATCTGTGTTAATTGCATAAGGTCTTTTTTGTCTAGAAATAACTTGTGGTTTTATATCGCCACCTTCATTAAATTGTGTAAGACCTCCTGTAGCTGAATACAATATAGGCTCAGGTCTCATCATAGCTTCGTACTCTCTTTGTAATAAGTCTTGCCTTTGACCTTCTGCTAAATCTTCTTCATATTGTTCTTGTGCTTGCATCATGCCTAAACCACTACCACCTATACCAATAGGTATATAGGCTGATGGTTGAGAAGCACCAAAAGCTAAATTGTCAAATACAGAAGTAAACTTGTCAAAACCTTCTGCTCCAGAAGGCGGAGTAAAAGCATCTTTTGCAGATGTCAAAAGATTTTTAGAACCTTCTGACAAAGCTTTTTCTGTTGCAGTTTGTCCTGTTTCTTGTGCTGCTTTAAAAATACTTTGTTTTGTAGCTTCTGATAAAGCCTCCTCTCCAGCAGCTTTAGCTACTTCTTCTCCAGCACTTTTAGCTACTTCTTCTGTTGCAACTTTAGCAACTTCCTCTGTACCTGCTTTAGCAACTTCTTCGGCTGCTGCTTTTGCAGCTTCTTCTCCAGCAGTTTTTGTAGCTTGAGCAGTAGCTTGTGCAGCAGCTTCTGCACCTTTAGCAGCAGCACCAGCACCTTGTAATATAGAACCAAAACCATACGAAGTAAGACCAGCTAATAAACCTTTCTTTAAGTCTCCTTCTAATAAACCTGTTGCTAAACCTGAACCAAGACCAGCACCTACTGGTCCACCAAATACACCGCCTACAATACTTGCAGCAATAGGGATTGCATCACGCAAGCCAAAAGCTTCAGGCAATCCTGTTTCTGGATTGACAGTCATTTGACCCATTTGTGCTAACCCACTTAATTCAGTTGGGTTCATATGCACAAGAGTAGAGTCTCCATATCTTCCTCTAGAAGCTATGTTTTTAACTTGGCTTTGGATATTATTCATATTATTCCTCAGATGTTTCACAGCCAAATGCGTTTACACTAAGATTAGCAGTAGACGCATATGCCCTTATTTTATCAGTTTCATTAAGGGTAATGCCAATCACTAATGTATCAGTTGTATTACCGCTTAATGCTTTGTCGAAAATTAAATAGTCTTTTGTTCCAGTTGCTGAACCTGCTGTAGATACAGACAATCTGTAAGTTGCTGCACCTGAATCTCTATTAGCTATTACTATTGAACTAACAGTAGTTTGTGTAGCTGCGGGTACTGTATATAAATCTGTTTCTGTAGTAGCTGCTGGAGCTATCTGTCCTAATACTTTTAAACTATCAGACATTTCCTTTAGTACCCATTAATAAAAATTGATGACGCTTAACTGCCTTAGATAATGAAGCTGTTCTTAAAGTATCTACATTAGCTAAGTCATTAAAAATATCTTGTATTATTTGTTCTATAGTTCTTCTAGTGACAAACTCATTTTCTAATTGATACTCTGTTTCTGGCAATGGAAGAGGTGGTGATGATTTAGCTGCCATTATTTCCTCCCATCAGAACGAATATCAAATCTAGAATCACCTAGTCGCCAACGAAAATCTCCAGAATTATTTTCAATGCGAACAGAAACTTGTCTTGTTCTGCCTCTTGTATTTGTAAACTGTGTGCTTGGTGTTAAAGAAATAGTAGATAAAGTTGAGCGACTTTCTGCTGGATACCTTCTACCCTTCAAAGTTAAATTAACAGTATCATTAGAATTGCTAGATTCTAAAAACTCTATGTCTGGAATTACTTTGCTAATAAACATAAATGATTCTCCATCTGGGTCTAAATCAATATCTGCTGATTCTATATAGGCACTAAAATCAGAGCCATCTGCAGTATTACCAGTTTCATGATTGTAAAGATAATTATTTTGTGTGTTATCTAATTTGCCTGTAGCTAATGGAAAGTCTAACAAAGGTGCTGGATTCCATGCAGTTCTTGTATAGCCATCTGAAGTAGTTCCAACAGTCCAAACTTTTTCCGCATAGTTATAAGTCACATACTTATCTATTTCGGTACTACTTGCAGAAGGATAAAACCAAATAACTTCATTGTGAACTTGATTGTGTCCTGCAAAAATTTTAAATCTTTGTGATTTATTTATGTCACTAAAAACATGGTCTAGCACAGTACAAGGTATTCTTTCTATATTACCTGTAGCTCTGTAAAAAGCACCATCATCCATAAAGTAAACTTGACCACCTACTGCAACTCCTGCTTTAGGTGCAATCATTCCTATTCCTCTAGCTATTTCATTAAAAGAAAAATAAAAAGGACTACCGACAAATCTCATAGAAAAAATACTTGTATCAGTAAAAACTAATGTTTCTTGTCTTGTTTGTATAGCACCAATAATTTGACTACCTGATGATAGCTTTACTCCACCTGCTGAGTTTGTAGCTGATGGTGTCCAATCAACCATATTCTCTGAGTCAGACCATCTTACAAACAAAGGGTCTACTGTACTGCTACCAATAGGATTACAACCCAAAGCTATTAAATGTCTATCTACATCAGAAGTCATAACTTGAAAAGCAGATATAGGACAATTACTTGCACCAGCTAAAGAACTTGCTAAGACTCCTCTAGTGCCTAAACCATTTGCTTTTTGCCAGATAAATAAAGGACCACCTCTAGGTACAGCTACTAAATCTTCTCCAAAATTATCTATACTCCATAATCTTAATTGACTAAAAACAGCAACAGGACTTGTACTACCCCAAGTGCTTTGACCCCATTGACCTGCACCCCAACCTGTTCCTGCAACAAATACATCCAGACCTGAACCATATAAATATGTACCAACTGTGTTTGAACCACCACCACTACCAGTATGGTCTGAAGCTTGAGCTAAAGTGACTGTATAAGTATTAGTTGTTGTAGTTTGTATTTGATATTCTTGGTTTAAAACATCAGCAGTAACATTACCACCTACAGCTACCGCACCAGAAAAGATTACATAATCTCCGGGATTTGCATTATGTGCTGTGTCATTTACTGTCAAAGATGTAGAACCATTTGCTGCTGTAAAAGTCACATCACCTGCAGCAGTTGTATTATCAACAGGTGTAATATCATAAAAAGTATCACCTTCTTGAATGTACCATTTAAAATGTGTGCCTAATGAATTATAAGAAGCAAGGGTAGAAGTTTTATATGTATGCAATGCTCTGCAAGTTCCTAAAAAACTATTGGTTGAATTTTTAGACCAGCCTCCTATTTTTTCAGGTTTGCCAAATCTAAATCTAATTTTATCAGAGTCTCTCCAGCCACCTTCATTTGCATATGAAGTTAGCTCTTTATTTATTCCGGGTCTGAATTGATATTTAACTAATGCCATTTATACTTCGTGCCAAGGCTCTCCTTGAAAAAGTAAAGCTTCTGCTTCTCTCCTTCTAACTAATCCTTGCAATACTTCTCCTCCTGCCTTGTTCCATCTTTTCATTTGATATGGAACTTCTTCGTACATTTCTTTATTTAAAACTTTAAGCATTGTAGAGCTAGCTAAATTTGTTGGTCCTAAGTTATATGTCCAACAAACTAAAGCATCAAACTGACATTGTTCTAGTTCTACATCTACTAAATCTTCGACATAACTTTCAAACTCCTCAAGCTCTATTTCTAAAAATGCTTCTGCTTCTTCCTTAGATATTTCCATACCTTCAAATACTTCCTTAGTATGACCCCAACCTATTGTCCATATACCAACACTATCTTGATAAGCTTTAAGCTCTAATCCTTCAAACTTTTTAATAAGGGCAATACCCTCTTTAGATATTTTCATTTTCTTATTCCTCATTGGTAGTGACTTTTCTATAGTAGACCACCACTTCTTTAAGCTCATTTATATACCTCTTTAGTTCTTGCATATTGTAAGCCATCAACTCATAGTCTGGAATTGACATAGCTACAAATACTATACGACCTTCTTCTTTTTTTACTCTTTCTAAAAACTCATCAACATTAAGCTCTGATACTACAAACCAATATGGCTCATTTAAATCTATCTCTCTAGGCATAACTGGTTGAGCTATGGTTCTTTTGAGAGGTTTGCTTATTACATCTACTTGTTTAGGAATCAGGCTGCAACTGTAAGCCATCATCGAGACCATCAATAATACGACTATCTGCTTCAATGCCATCAAATACTTCTTTAGTTCCATTGTTCACCCTCTTTTCTATCAACCCCGGTTTAGCTGCTGCTAGCTTGCTAAGATTGTGTCTTTTAAAAATATCAAGATACCTATTCATCTCTAGTTGGATTTCTTGGTTTCTTGTTTGAAGTTCTACTAATCCTCGTGTTTGCATTTCAAAATCTTGTTGCATATTTTCTATTGCTTCTTTTTGTTCTTGGTCTCTTAACTCATAAGCTCTGTTCAAAGATTGAAGAGAAGAATTTTGCCAATACAAAAATCCACATATAGAAATCAAAACTGCTATAACTCCTAAAAGTATTTTACTCATTGACCACACACCACAAAGATTCCATCAACTACTTGACAGTTATCGTTCTTATCTACAGTTATTGTTCCTGCAGTTGCTTTGCCTTGCTTCATAATAAAATTATTTGTAGCTTCATCATAAGCTACGATTGTTTCTGTACAACCTAATAAAAATGCAAATGTAATTATTGTTAATAATATTTTTCTCATTGACTTTGTCTTATCACTATTACTGATGACCCTCCACCATTTACTTTAACTTGATTCATTACTCCATCTTGTTCTAATACAACTAAATAACTTTCGCCACTATCTATTTGTATAGATGTTGATTGTGCAACTTCTCTTGTAAGTTTTATTTCTTGACCTGAAACTACTGTTGTTATCTGTGTTTTTTGGTCTTGACCTATATTAGTTCCTTCTATATTTACAGCAGATATTGTTTGAGTAAGTTCTTCTTCATTATCTAAAACATCAAGCTCTGTAATTATATCAAGTAAATCTTCTAAAAAATTTACATTCAAAGCATCATAATCTAGTTCTGTAAATTCTAATTCGTCTTTATCTAAAGAGTCATCGGCTAAATAATCAATATCTAACTCTCCAAAATCTAACAAGTTATTATCTTGCTTGCTTTCTGATTGCTCTTCTTCTTGTTCTTTATCTTCTTCTGGTGGTGCAATCAACAACATATTATTTATAAAATCTAAAGACAAATCTAAAATGACTGGTTTACTTGGCATTGCTTCATAAACTCTAGTCGTTGTTGCTTGATATGGCTTGTTTAATATAACTGTTCCAATAGCAGTTGTGACTGATATTTCTCCAGAAGGATTACCATTTTCATCTGGCAATAATATAAATAAACTCTTACCAGTATCAGGTTCTACTGTAATAGTAAAATCTGTACCTCGTATACCGACTACTGCAGAATTAGTTTTTAACTTAATATTTTTTTTTGATATTGCATTGGTTAAGCTTGAAGTAAATCTAGCTGTACCTTTTACAAAATTCAAAGCTAACTTTGAGTTATCAGGGTTTGGGTCAAAAACAAATTCATCTATAACAACCATAGAGTGTTCTGTAATTCTTATAGTTGTATCATCTACAAACCTTATGCCCATACGACCTGCTTCAGTTTGTGCTTTGTCGTAAGACTGAATCCCAAAGTCAGTCACTACATCATAGTTCTTATCTCTTTCTATCCGAGCATATCCTGATACTTGTTCTACTGTTCCTATATCAACAACTTGTGCTAGTGCCTTGGTCGTTTTGATTGACACAGAAAGTACCATTAGAACCAGAAGAAGTAATCTTGAGCCAATCATTATCAAGTGTACTTTGTTGTGTGACATTTATAGTTCTAGAGCCTCCAGTATGAGTCAGATGAAAATATGCACCTTGGTAGCCATCTCCATCAAAAGTGACTGTATTATCAGAGCCACTAATATTCATATAGTTTGTAGCTAAATCTTGGTCAATAGAAGATGTTATGCTGTTGTTTGAACCATTGATAGTCCAATCTAAATCTAGTGTAGATGCCATTGCATTAGTAGCTTGGTTTAAAGTAAAAGCATTTGAAGAGCCTGATACTTGTACATTTACATTTGAGCTATCAGCACCATAAGTATTGTTTGGGTCTGTTTGCATAGCAAATGTATTAGAGTCTCCTGTAAATTCAAAAAATCCAGTATAGCTATCTGCATATATATCGCCTCTAAATAAATTAGAATTACCTAATTGGTTAATATCTAAAGTCATCGTTGCACCATCTAAATCCAAGGCTGTCATAGAACCAGCAGTTGCAGTTGAACCGCCAATTAAGTTTCCAGAACCTAATTGCTCTATATCTAAATTAGCTGTAGCTCCAGTTTGGTCAATAGATATTTCATTGTCTGCAACAAAAATATTTATTGATAACAAAAATATAACTGGTAATAGTTTTATCATTCCTTATAACTCCAAAAATTTTTTTGAATTCCTTTTTCTATAGTAGCTAATATTGCTTCTTCTATAGCAGACTGCAATGCTATCGTGACGCTTTCATTTTCTACATCACCATTTTCTATTTCAATTAGCTCTGTTCTGTTTTCTATAAACCTAAATCCGTCTTGATTTGTGCCAACACTTAAAATGCTTTTTGTTATTGAAACTTCTATCAATACTCTGCCTGTTAATACAGATACAGTTCTTAAAGATAAAGTCACAGTATCTTGTTTATATTCTTTAGAAGCACCTATACCTAATAGCCTTGCACCTCTACCTCCGCTTCTAGTATTAGTCTCATAGCCTATAATTGCACCTTCCATTATCAAACCCGCAAACATTAAAGGCTTAAGTTTTTGTGGGTCATCAAAAGATTCTCTTGTGCTTCTTATAAGCTGTCTTTCTTTT